CAATCTCCAAAGAATACAATGTCTATCCACGAGCCGATCTGATACACATTGTTGATTCCTATCACGTGCTCATCACGGATGACTCCAAAATACCCAGACAATATGGAAGGATGAGCCTCTTTCTTTAAGACCTGCTCCTGTGTCTCAGCAGGCACTTTAAGTATGTCAAGGATACTTGGCCCCCCTCCTATTATCCAGCACGCTTGCTGATCCCAAATTCTATCTGGTATCCATAATTTCATAAGTTCATATCCACCGCCTTAAAAGTGGCGCGTTTTCCTCCGATAGATTTTAACCTGCCCGTAGTGTCCAGTAGTAGGGCTTGCTGTCCGTACGGCGTAAATTCTAAACCTTTTCCCGATGTGCCGTGATAAGTGATGCTCGCGTCCCCTACTTTTTCGGACTTTGGCCTTTGATCTCTTATAGCCACGAAATGTGCCGCCACCCATTTTTCAATCGAAGCAAGCAACTCATCGCTAACACCAGTTTCATCTTCAAACAATTCATCTATCAAGTTGCTGGCGTCATTGATAAATGCTTCTACTACGGAATCAGACAAATCCGTGTCCAGAATATCTTTGACTTCCAACGCCGTAACTCTGGCCATTATTTGACACCTCCCCCATTGATTATCTTTTGCTTGATATCCAAAGGAAGATCGCTGAATATGATAAACCTTTCAAACATAGCAGAAAGCCGTGCGACCTCTTTACGGGTCTCTTCCGTTTCATTATCCGTGCGATCAAATCGTTCCTTGCACACTTCTGTTTGCCTTTCAAACATGGATTGAGATAAATACCTGTCACTGATATCCCTTATGTTCCTTTTGAATAAAAACTCCTTGCCCATCGCCGTGAAAAATGCGGAAGCACTTACAATAAGCCCGCCCAACAATACTGATTCAAGACCTGTCAACTGCATATCAGCTTGCCTCCTTTTGTCTCTCGTTCTATGTCGTTTTCTGAATACTCAACATACATCTCCTCAATTACGCCAGAATGCTCGTAAACCCGAAACTCATGCCATTGCCGGGGGGCTACAGTAAGAAATTGACCTTCAGTAAGGATTGTCTCTTTTCTGCACCCATCAATTCCTTCAATTAAAATGCCTATTTTACCCCACACTACAAAGAACAAGTTGTATTTCTCTTGATGACAATGCCAACTACATCTGTAACCCTCATCCAACTTCAAGAACGATGTAGCATGTGTACTGTCTTTTCTAATTAGCCAACGCTGTCCCCATACTTTGCTTTCCCGTTCCATAATTCCTCTCATACAATTCCTTGTTGCGTCGCAAGGCCTGTCTATGCCCGGCAGGTCTTATTCTCCGATGCCATTGATGTTCAACTACCAAATCATCCCGTACTATAAAGGGGATTCCACTTCTTGCCACACGATCACGGAATGCGTCATCATCATAGCCGTAACCGTCTTTGAAACGCTCATCAAACCCGCCTATTTTCCAAAAATTCTCTTGACTAATAGCGGAACAAAAATGATAACAAGCGTTTCGGTGTTCCGAATGTTGATACCATCTATAGAATGTCCCATCTTCATTCAATGCCCGGCAAGCACATATTACATAACAATCTTTACCGTAGCTAAACTCCTCATCCAAACCAGACAATATGTCTACCGTATGTTTACATTCTGGATTGGACAAAACTAAGAATTCACCCTGCGCTTGTTTGGCTCCTAAATTAAACAACACTGAAGGATTGAAACTATCTTCAAAGCCCTCGACTATCCTTACAGGCATACCACTCTCCTCTACGACTTCTTTCAACTGCCTGTGAAGCTCTGCATTCTTTACATTTTTAAAATCTTCCACTACAACGACTTCCCAATCTTCCCTGTTTGAATAAAACCGTTCAAAAGACCGTAACGTAACCTCCAACAGAAATGACCGATCATAATAAGGCAGCAGAAAACTGTACCTCATTTATACTACGTGCCTTTCGTATCCGGTGTTTTCTTTTCGGGTATCACCTGTACGTATCCTCTTTCAGTGTCCTGTTTTACAAGGGAGAATATGTACTGCACCCCATCTTTATAATATGAGTACCCTATCAATACTACCGTGTTTGGAATTGGCGGGTTCCACTGCATTCCGGGAACAATACCGGCCTCAACCCATTTTATGTCCGCGTCAGGATCGGGATTGGCAAGAATCAAATGATAATGAGGCTCTCCGTTCGGGCACGGAAAAAATTTCACCGGTTTCCAATGTTTGAATTGATTGGGATCAAGCTCCCCTTCATGCGGGCCTATCACTGTAATATTCAATGGAGCCGTTTCCTCTTCCCCCATCACTGCTATTGGTATGCTGATAACCATAATCATTAATGCTACCAATGATAAAATTAAACATACATTTCGTCTCATAGCCTTGCACCTCCTTTATTATTGCGCATACCCGAATACCTCAAAGTCCTTCTCACAGTATTCCAATACCAACCGTTTCTGAGAATCACTAAGATAATCATAAGCAGAAACTTGAGGCTTTGTCACGGTCCTATTCCGATGAGGGAAAGGAGGCACTTTTTTGCCCACAAATGGAAACCTACTCAAACCCTGCGGCACTTCTTCAAGTTTCACCCAATCATCTATCCGAGCACGTTCGATCCACATAAACTGAGGTTGATAAAACTCAGGAATCTTTAACCGGCCATCCATCGCCTCAGGTGCCCATTCTCTCCTTTCTATGATGAATTCCATAAACTGTTCAAAAGAAACGTTCTCACCTCCCCGCTCTTTCCCGAACCACCACCAAGTTAACATACGTTCATAAGGATTACGAACTAAACAATAACGTGGATAATGCTCGAACTTCTCTGGTACTCTCCAGGCGTGCTTTGATTGTATTTTACGGGCTTCAAAATACCGACGACACCAAACCCCGAAACTTGTGGAGCCTGTATGCGGTATTTGGATGCCTACAAATCTATGTTGCTGACTGACCACCATTTGATTTATCCTTATATCTATAAGTTCCTATAGTCACCAGGCCGTTCGGATTTGTGCCCTCATGAAGAAGTTGAAACCCAAAATTCGTTAACTCCGAATGGCTCCAAAAGCTAACATGCGTTTCATAAGGATTCCCGTAAACCGAACCGTCCTGTTCCCGTTCGCCTGCAATGGGAATGATTAAAAAACATTCAGATTTATTCGCTTTAATCTCATTTAGCAACACCCAACCGTTCTCTTTTGTTAGATGCTCAAGGACATCCCCCAAAATGATTACATCCCAATACTGGAGCAAATTCCATTTAAGCATACTCATGATATCGGCGACAAACAAACGATCGTACCTCTCCATGAGATCGTACTTCTTAACATACTCCGGCCAAATCTCCACTCCGTCTAATTGCTGTACTTTATCGAATAACAAATCTGACCACTTGCCGTCTCCGCAACCCACATCCAAAACCCGTCGGTTCGGGTCTTGCAAAATCAATTGCACCACCATATCCTCCGCTACTTTGGGTTGCTGAGACCTTGGCATTTTATAACTCGTATGTCCTTACGTCAGGCGCATGATCAAAACCACCACGCTGTATGGCTTCCGCTAACCTGCGATTGATTTCGTCTCTAAGCCGGACTCTTTGTTCCCCTGCCTTGCGGGCCTTATATTCCAATTCGGATATCCGATTAGCATTTGGTTTGTATTTTCTCCGTTCAGCCAGTATTGCTTCGTTCGCATGATGACATTTTATATTCTCGATAGACAACTTATCTATTAATTCACCAATCGAACAGATATAATCATATACCTCATCCGCCATGCTTTACCTCTCCTTCCTCTGGTAAATGTTCCGTCCCTTCGGGACGTCTCACTTTCCTCTCCCCTCCTTCATAATGGTATACAATGCTTCCCATCGCCATGAGAAACTTAGCCCCATTATCGTGGCAACGCTTTATGAATCGTCGATCTGGAGGAAGTATTCCCTTCCCTACTCCCGTCAATTCCCACGGACCGCATAGCTCCCACCACTTTTGGTGTATTAAATAAGGCAGTGTGGCAGTACTCATCCATCCACCCCTATCTTCTTCAGTTTCCATTTCACCCAATCTTTGATACTTTGTTACCAATTCATTGAATCCGACCTCATCAAATTCCCCTGGGCAAGGATATCCTAAGTCAACTCTTATTACATGATCGCCTTTAACACGAGAATGGGTGATGTGCTGACTATTAACGATATAAGACTCATCAGTCGCCCACCGTAGTAATTCTCGTAACCAATTAGGCCCATACACCACGTCAATATCTGTATGTACAACCCAAGAATTCAAGGAGAAGCCCGCCTCAAAAGATTTATTGATTAAAGCACGAAGGTTGGGAACATATCCCACAGACTCGTCAGTGTCATGCCCTACCCAGTAGACGCCAGGTCTTTCCCTTTCCTTAATCCAGTCAACTACTGCGGCACTTGGATTCCATGTTGCTATTACCAAATCAACATACTCATTCCAATCAACCCCAAGATTCTCCATCATTGAAGTTATTGAATAATCCAACATATCAACCGCAGTTGAAACACCACATGTAGCTATGCTAACTCTCATACGTCACCTGTATAGCTTTGCTTATAGTACACGGTTGTTCTTTAAACGTATTGTGTGTCAACCTATTGTTTGTTCGTTGATTGGCCCCCGCATACCAATGAATACCTACCGTCTTTTTAGGGAGTTGGTCCACTACATGACGGAAAAGGGCCCGTCGCATCCGAGCCCACGGCCAATTATGAAATGGATAAACAGTTTCAGATGGCAACCATCTATGATTATCGGAAATAGACAATGCTTGCAGTAAGGGAGCCCCACAACTTTCATAATTATCAGGAGCGTATCTATTTAAAGCAATCTCATAAACCTCCTTCCAGAAACTACAAGGTTTGCCTTGCATAAAAGAAACAGGACAGTACCCAAAATCAAATCTAATTAATTGCACTTCTTCTGTTATCTCCGGTACAGGCTTGATATAAACAATGTCCATATCCGAAACCGTGCCACCATAATCCGCCAGTAACTTCCAAGCCAACAAATCACTTGTATGCACTTCAGGAGCGTGCATCAAAGCAATATCCGGATACAACATATCCAAAGGTACAATCTCCAAATTCGGCAAGTCATTCAGGCGTTCGGTGTAATCAGGCCCAGTGTAATGAGTCATGTCTTGCTTTTCCGTCCAATCATGGCCTACTCCCTCTGATCTCACTATCAGGACTACTCTATCATTTAAGGCGCAAGCGGAATGCACAGTCATGTACCTCAAGAAACTCATTGTCTTGTTGCCCCAGTACAGCCATATCATTACACAAACTCCTCGTGATCTATAGAGTCATTCATGATTCTCAAAGCCTGGTTGTAGTCCTCGTAGTAACACTTGACACACTGCCTTCCATCAAACCAATCTTGCTCTTTCCAAATACGCTCCACATCTTCAATCCATCCCATCCTCATAGAAGGCACATAATCATACCCGGGCGGGTCCTGCGCATATTGCACCCCGCAACAGGGATATATGCCTCCGTCCGCTCCCACCACCGGCTTCAACAAACTCACTCTACAATCTTTGACGCCCGCCGTACACTCAGACCGGTCTTGAAAGATTACTTTTGAAACATCCACTGCTTTATCTTCCAAGTATTTCTTTACATGCTCCATCTTAGCGGATACCCGTTTTGTATCCATTATATCTGTTACCAACCTCACGTGGGTGAACCCCCATTGATTGGCAAATTGAATAGTAGTGCTGATCAAGTGATAATTGGGTTCATTACTAAGTACATATGAAAACGCCCAATCAACTTGCCCAGTATCACAGACCACCTTATAAATGGCTTCCCAAGGCATCTCACGATGATCACCCACCGATATCCGTATCCACGTCAATCGATCCATAGTGGAGCCTAATAGTTTTTCAAATTGGGTTCCATTAGTCACCAATCCTACCTTAATTCCCAATGACACAGACTGTCGGATGAGTTCATTGATATTAGGGTACAACAATGGTTCCCCTCCGCCAGTAATTGTCATTGCCCTAGCTCCCATGCCAGCACACGTACGAACAAACTTCATCAATCTTTCAAACTCCATCCGCTCCCATCTATTCCGCATAGCGCACGAGCAGAACGGGCAATCAAGATTGCACACATTGGTAGGATTGATTTGCAAATGGACTGGCGGTATGAATCCTCGTTTAATCGCAGCTACAATTTCAGGTCTCAAAAGCAACTTCCAAGGCACATTACCAGCCGCTGTATAAGATATTCTTTTCATGCCTTCCTCCATAACTCCGCTACAGGTCCCTCTGTTATAGTGTGTAATCGAGGGGTGCCTGACCACGCCAAAACTCTTGCCTTCTTTGGAATACGGGAACCCTTCCCGGTTCTTTTCTTACCCACTATGTAGTCATCGGGCAGATAGTCTTGTAAACGTGGTACGTCTAAGCCTACGACGGATGCCACAAAGCCTTGATCACCATGTCTCCATCTCTCCCGTTTTGCTTTCATGTGTTCGTCTGGTTTCTGACAAAACGTATGATAGATTTTAGCACAAGAAGGAAAATTACCTGCCATTACTCCTGTCGCCAGATTCAATTCACGCCTATGTTTAAACGCATAGTGCTGATTGAACCCCCGCAAGGTAATGAAAGGGAATTCAAAAGCCAAACGAGCCAACTCATCTATGTTACCCAAAATGATGGTATCAAGATCGAAATATAAGCAAGCCTGAAAGGGTAAATCCGGTCTGAATAATTCAATCTTGCTCCACCATCCCGGCCACTTGTGCTTTAAAGGTATCGTTTCGCAGAAGTTAACAGAAGAAGGATTATCTGTCAGGCATATAAACTCATGATCCAAAGACAGGTTAGCACTTACTCCCTCATAGAGCTTTCTGACATACTCCTCTGTATAAACTCTACCTGTTTTATAGACACAAACCACATTAAGCTTCATTAGCCAAATACTCCTCCAAGGGCATGATCGGAAAGCAAGATAAAGCCGAACCTGGCGTGCAATTAATTATCTCCAATCCCAACCTATCTGCATCACGAGCAACTGTCTTGAAATGCTTTAGATACAGGTCATAGGGATTCTTATCTTTCGCCGGATGATCCTTGTGCCAATTTGGTTCCCCATCAACCCGCCTCATATCATACCCTAAAAGCACCGCTCGTTTCGCCCCGAGATGATAGGCAAGATTGATTGCGCTTGCTCCGCTGTTCCGATTCCATCCCACCTTATCCGGCTCTTTGCATATACCAGATAGCTTGCCTTTGGCATAATAGAATAGCCCTTGAACCTTATCCATTCCATCAGCACACGAGGCAACGAGTCCATGAAACCGCCGCAGATGATCTATATGCCATTCAAGCCATCGGCCATCCCCGAACCACACGATGTTAACCCAGTCACGAGGCACATACCTACAACGTCTGGGATCATGGGAACCTCCCCCTCGTGTAGGAACAGGGTCTCCGTACGCATTATTAATTGCAATAATCCTCCTACCTTTTATTGAGTTAAGGTCTACTTGCTTTAGACTTGGTCCTCCTCCGAGTAGGAACACGGTTTCCTGTTCCCACAGATTTGGCGGTAGGATCATCTTTCTGATTCTCCTTATCTTCCGGGTTTTGCTCCTCTTCTACAATATTGGTATCCCCAATACTCCTACCACGGACTATATCTTCTGCCTCTTCTCTGGTTAACAATCTGGTATTGATCGGCTTGCCATCCACGCCAAGGACATTGTACTTTCCGCCTCCACGATGTTGGATGGCAAAAGATACAGGCTGTTCCAAAACTAACCTTTCCTGCTCTGGATCATCCTCTCCGTCAAGGCGTTGTAACAAGTCCCTATAACCTCTCACCTCGTATGGACTGGCCTCAAGCACATCGCCAGGTCGGTAAATGACCATTACCCCGTTCTCCCGGCGATGTACTTTACCAGACTTCACTTTGTATTCAGCCATTTCAACAGCTCCTTAGATTGACCGTTTGATTAACGATCTATTTGCCTATCATTCCCACCAACAGACTATGCGCTGTAAACAGCTATCCCGCACCTGCCATCCTGGTCAGCCTGCAACTGCGGAACCTTAATAGCCATAACCTTGAAATTAACCTTCATACCGCCCTCGGTCTCCCACTGAACGGTAGTGACATCAAGGCCATTGACTATTCGAACCGTATCAGACGCCAACTGCACAAGAACGACTTTGCCTGCGGTCAAGAAGTCAGCAACCTTGACAATCTCGATTCCCGAAACTTCCTGAATCCTTTGGCGGATGGACTTATCGCTGTTCGCTTTGAAGTCATCATCCAAAGCCGTCTCATAGGCTGTCGGAACGTACAGCGCATAAGGCCCGTATCGCCTGTCGCTAATAAGAGCCTGCTTCATGGTCAATACGTCATCAAGGATTTCTGAACCGTCCACTGCCGAAGCAGACCAGGCACCCGTCAAACTCCCGGTGTTCCTACTGGTAAAATCCTCGTAACCATAAAGGGATCCACCACCAAAGGTATAAGTAGACGCTCCCTGAAAGAGAATCTCCTCAACCTTTTCGGCAACTTTCCGAGCCGCCGCCTCAGCCATTGCCGTATCCAACGGCATGTTCCCGTTGCGAGAGGCCTCAATCTCCCTGATGGAAAAGGAAAAATCAGCATGGACTATCGGCAAGGGCAGATAATTGATATCGTATTTCTGCCGATCGCGCTGCGCACGGGTCACACCATCCATGCTAAGCGAGGCATCCTCAATCTCACTGGCGTTCTGGTAAGCAAACACCGTCTTGCCGAGACCGTTTGGAATGTTGTAGGTTAGTCCACGAGCTTCAAGATCAGCAACACCCACCAGCCTTTGCTGATAAGCTTTCAGCACGGCCTTGTCAATTTCTTTCCACTCGTCATACAACAGAAGGTCGTTGGTTCTGAGAGCGGAAACGTCCATACCATTGGCCAACAGTCTGGCCGCCGCAGCCCCCGAACCAGTGCCTTTATAGATAACGTCAACATTAGCCTTCATTTATTTTTACCTCCTTTCCTATCGAATTTCCACTTCAATTCTAGAAGCACCCACGGTGGAAGTAGCTGTATTCACCGTTTCCAAAGCCCTGCCGATCACGGCCTGCACATAACTCGTACCTGTCCAATTTGAAGACTCAGTAGGAGCAGTATACTTCTTGACGTAGCCGTCACCGTTGGAGCAAACCAAATCCCCCGCAGTGATGTTCTGACCGTCTGCCACATAAAGCAGAATCTCATCACCTGAACGGGGAGCCACAAACTGAACCATATCTCCCGTAGCGTAGGAATCGTCTATGTCCTCTCCTTGCAGACTATTCTCAATAGCCACCAGAATAGGGGCAACGTCACCGCCGGAAGTGGAATGAGCCTGCACCAATCCAGCACTAGTGCGTTCCAACACAAACCCGGGATAAATAGTCCCCGAACCTTTCGCTTCTTTCTGAAGCGGGTCACCTTTTAGAACAATAGTCTTATGAGCCATTTATTCTTACCTCCTTTCCTTTCTTAGTCCAACCCACTGAAATCGGGCTGTCCGTCCGCCGTCCACTTGGGCTTTGGCGGAGCAGGGGTCATTTCGTTTTCTTCCTCAGTAGCCTTCATGCGTTCCTCGCCAGCATTGAGTTCAAAATTGCCTTCAGGCTGCGCCAAAACAGCAAGGGCTTTCAACTCATCCATGCCTTTAGCCCGCAGTTGCTCCTCCGTGAACTGATTTCGTTCGTTAGCCATGATAGCCTTGACCAAACGATCTTTCTGTTCCCGATGGAGTTTTAGGAATCTGCTTTTCCTCTTGCTGTTCCTGCTTGTCCGTTTCATCTGAAGTATCCTCGGAGTTTGCCTTCACCTCGGCGGCATCATCATTGGCTTTATCTTCATTCACTTTCGCCTCCGCTTGTTCCGCCTTGGCTTTCACAAGAGATTCAATCTTGTCGAACTGTTCATCAGGCAATTCCTCAAGAAACTTCTGATCGTTCTCGCAGAAACAACCATTCTCCGCGGAAAGAATAGCCTCTATCCTTTCCTTTCTGTTCTCATCCGCCATCTCTTTTACCTCCTTTCCATTATCGTCTTTGTTTTCAGAGCCTTCTTCAGAGTCCTCGGAATCCAAGGACTGATCCTGTTTTGAAAGCTCCACATATTCTGATTTAGGAACCACCTCCTTCGGCTCACCAACGATTTCAACCTTACCGTCCACAATTCGATAATCCCGTTTGAAAAACCTTTCGGCTTCACCCGGCACAATCTCCTTATAGATAAAGTAGTCATCAAATACCTCTTCAACATAATTGAAGATTCCTTCAGTTTGCCGAGGTGGTTGGTCCAAACCATCAACATAATTTTGCAGTTGTCCACGCAAATCATCATGGGAAAGCTCCTCTTCCCCAATCTGAATGCCAAGAGTCTTGCACATCATATGTACAAGCCGCTTGGCAAACCCCAATTGCTGTTGGGCACTGAGCTCGGTACCAAACTCCTTGTCCAACAAACTCCTTGCCTTGTCTTGTGCAGATTCTTTAGCGGTATCAGGAATATCCGCTTGCGCCCCCCTGCCACTAATCACCGCTCGTAAGGCTCCTTCGTTCAATTTGTCTGTTGAAGGATTAACCACCGGGAAAAACACAAGCTCCGCAAAAGTATCTGCGCCAGCGTCACCAAGGAGGCTCTTAGACGCTATCCACTGTTTCATAGCAGACGGCATCTGTCCCACGCCTGTAATGCCTTCTTCAGGGCGTTCCGCGTCGGTGTTCTTGAAGTAACCATCAATAAACGCTTCCAAAGTCTTGTCCACGTCAGCCCAGCTAACAGTCTCGGTCCCTGAATAAGACGGATTTCTGGCCGTTGCTCTGATGTTGTTTATCACTTCATCTTTACCTCCTTTCTTTATATCTTTATTCGCCCGAATCCCACAACCGTCTTCCCACGAGCAAGCTCCTATTGCCCCGGGGAGCAACGCCAAATGATCTGGGCGATAGTTCCTTACAATAGAATGATATTCTTCCTCATTCCAAACCCCTTCCACAAGCTCCTCATCACAGTACAACCCTGTTGAAACATCCATTTGGAATTGCCGACACTAAAGAGGGCTCAATGGCATTCGCCTTTTCAACATCAATCCAAATCTCGCCTTTGAGTTTGCCGGAATCAAATGACACATTCCACAATCTGCCCACTACTTGAGTACTTACGATCTCAGGATCGTTACAAGAGATAGGAGTGCCTTCCTGTACTGGATGGTATACAGGGACAGGTATCCCATTCCAAGCCTCAGGGAATTTTTGTAACTCTTCCGCCGGATAATACACATCATTATGTACACCTTCCACCAGAAGCACTGTAGGAACTACTATGTACTTTCGCCCTTCCCATACACGCTCTTGCGGAATGTAGTCCGCCTGATTCATTCGATAACCAGCGGACTTCAAGATGTTAGCTCTGTTGGCAACAGTCCCGTTGGCTTGTCGAATCGCGCTGGCTTCGCATTCAGACTGAGAGCCCCCGTCAGCCAAGCACCTCTCCAAAACATTGTTTGCCACCTCAACCCATTGCCGCTTTTGGGCATCGGTCAAACCTTGCTTAAATCGATCTACATCCTCTACTGTCCAAGGCATTTCTTCATCTCCTCCATCAAACCTCGGCATCGCCTTCAGGATCAGGCGATTCGTCTTTTGTCAACTTGACCGGTAAAGGTCTCCCTTCCCTATCCACAAAGACGATGGACTCTAACCATTCGTTAAATTCCTTTTCCGATTGTTCGTCTATCATGGAATACCTCCTATATAGTCCCATACCATAGGATCAATATAACTGTTTCTGGCCATTGCAGGTGTGTTATGCAAAAACTCACTAACCTTCCTGGATACCTCGCTTACGATCTTTTTCCTTTCCGTCACAGTCAGTTCTTTCCCCGCGTATTTTTTAAGTTCGTCTCTGGCTATTCTGGTACCGTGATACGTCCTGAAATCCTTTACCGTATAATTCTTTCCGTCCGCCAATTTTTTAAGGTAACGATTCAGCTTAGTGGAGGGAACGTCAGCAAATAATTTTTCACCTTCCCTTGTCATCATTTTCCGTTCTTGTAACCAAGGAGCAAGCACATCATCTTCAAGAACGTACTTGGCGTGTTTTCCCTCTTTGGCAATAAATTCCAAAGTAATTTTATTCCCCCGTACTGTAACGTGTTCATTCAACAGCGTAGTAAGACCGTAAGCCTTTTTTCTTGCCTTGAAATCTTTATCCGTTCCAATTCTGATCGCCGTTTTCTCTTCCAGTCTCATAAGGTATGCTTCCGGGTGTCCCTGGGCAATACCATCCTCTATTTTCCTTGATATAGCGGGCATGTCACGACTGAACGACTTCACCCGGTTAAACTTTTTCTGCGCTTGCTCCTTGACAAACTCCGCCGAATATCTGTACTGCCACCGACCGGCAATATCAAGTCCAATGGCCTGTATCTTTTGCGTCGGGTCTTTTGCGACTACAACACTTCTCCATCCGGGAGGAATTCTCATACTGTCAAGTCTTTTCAACATGGCTTCATCTTCGATCAACTCCCCTTGAAGATACCATTTGCCTTCTTCTCGCACGATGTCCCTGCAAGCCTGCGGCCTTTGCAAGACAAAAGGAACCGAGTTAGCCATTAACGTTACAATTCTAGGAGTGCAGGCTTCCATCCTGCCAATCACGTTCATAGGCTTTTCACGCGCTCCAATTACTCCGGCTTTCTCCCGTTCCAAGGGGGCTCGTCTTGCCTCTCGTACCTCCAATGGCAGGGCAATACATCGGCACAACGGATGGAAAGGGATCATATTCTCAATTTCTTCAAGCTTGAATACCCTACCTTGTAATGAAGCACAATCACTACATACTCTATGATCCCCGGCAGTTGTCCACTCCGCTCTAACTCTTACTCCTTCCACCTCCCAATGTCTGTACTCATTAATAGTGGCGACATGATGTGATCTTATAATCTCTGTTCTGGCCAATAACTCCGCCCGTCTCCGCGCCGGGATAAATCTGCCCAACGTATCAGTAATACCAAGATCACCAACAGGACCTGTAATTGTTTTGGTTAACAATCGCGCCAATCTTCGCGGATTTTCACCATCGGCCATTCCTTGTGCAAGCACCCGCGCCACCTGCTGTTCCATAGTGGTTGTTATGCCTTTCAACTCGGAAAAAGCACGGGTAGCAACCAGCCCTACACGATCCGCATGAATAGGCAGATTGAATGCAATCCGCAAAGCGTCCGTATCTCCTGGAGCAAGAGAGGGGACATCGTATCCTGCTTTTACCATTTCATTTCTGGCGCGCAAGACTCCTTTTTGGTATGCTGAATGAATATAAGTATCCGTCCAAGCCTCTCTTACCCCCGGCAGCGTACCAGGTAATCTAATGACCTGTGCACCTCTTGCCCCGCCAGATAGTATGAACTCTTTATCCATGCTTTCAAGCCAATCCATAAACGCGTCCACTTTTTGAGCGGACGTAGCAAAAGCGAACTGCCTTGCTTGTACCCTTTCCATCGCCTGTCGCTTTGTTATCAATGCAACTGGACTCAGTCCGAATACGTCCTTGTCAACTATGGCGTGGCGTATCAAACTTGTGATAATATTAAACCTACGCCTCATCTCAACCGCGAATCTATCCCTTAATGTCTTGGTTCGGGTAGGGTCCACCTCTTGATTGAAGTGTAGGCGTCTATGTAAGTTATAAGCCAACATTATGCGTCCGCCTCGACCTCCGCTATAACGTCAATAGCAACATACCCCCAGACAACCCCTTCCGTATTCGTAGCGTCATACACTATAATAGGCACCATGTATCGGTCTGCTGTAATTGACTGGTCACCCAAGGCAAGTCGAATTTCCCCAGTGTCGTAACCAGACTGTGCCCATGTTATAGGACCATTCGCTGCATCAGTGGATTCAACTAGAGTGTCCTTGAAAGTAGCCGTGATCTTAGTTACTCCGCTTAAATCCTGGGCCGTGCCGTCCGCCTTTAGTAGAAGATCGATTGTATTATCGTGCCCTAAATAAACAACTTCAGTTGCCATATTATTTCCCCCATCCTACTTAGACTCAATCGTTCTAGCTGTAGTCAGACTTGCTATTGTCCTTGCCACTGTTGTGCTTGCTATTGTCCTTAATGTCGTTAAGCTCTCAATGGTTGTATCAATAATATCCAGTGCCACAGCAACGGCCATTGTCCCAAGCAAGCCTGCGGTAACGGCAAAGCCCGCTCGCTCCGCCGTCGTAGTAGACGAGGGATCAGGATAAGTCCCTCTACTTGCTATTGCCAAAAAATCCAAAGCCATTACTCAAGTTTCTTCCTCGTAGTAGTGCCACCAGACGATGTATACGCCGCTGATACACTGGCGTATGGAGTAGTATCATCATCCTCATAAATCACCGTGTTTCCCGTGTTTTCATCAATGGTTTGCTTATTGACTACAACTTTCTTGATACGATTGATATAATCATTGATACTATCTCCAGTAGGTGAACCAGGAATCGCCGTATCCAAAGCACTATCCACCTCGGCATTAACATCGGCTTTCGCTTGTGTTCCAAGTTCATTGACTGTACCCACTGTAACCCCGCTTTGATCAGCAGCCAGGTTGAAATCAGACTTGTCTGTTAAAGCTCTTGTAGCTACTGTCCAAACATCAGCAGCCGAATGAGTTGACGTTCCATCAATTTGATCACTTAATGTTTCAAGAGTGTCTCCATCTGCTCCAGTCCGTGCTATCTGAGTTGAACCAGTGTCCGCAGACTTGATCGGAAAAGCAGTGGACTCATCAAACTTAGCCGCAGTGATAGCGTCGTCTGCCAAGTTCATCTCGCTACCAACTGCCGCAGGACTGGCAGGCAGATTATCTGTTTTAGTCTTGATTGCGTCCACGTTTGAATCTACCGTATCCAGCTTTCCATCATGCGTGCTTTAGTTCTGCGCTGGTAGCAAAGCCTGTTGCAGTCACCCAATTTCCTTGGTTCGTCTGGAGTTCGTTTGTATCTTCTAAAATCGCATTGATATCCGCCCCATTATCATTGGCTGTCTGAGCAGTGCCTGATATATGGGTAACATTAACATCCGCGTAAGCATTAAGTATGTAATACTCATCCCCTGCCGCCGGAGTAAATCCAAAAGCACGATCAACCGTGATTTCTTTTGTAGAACCTGTATAGTCTATAATGCGGCGTGTTTCATAATGACCATCTGTCTTATCTTCCAAGGTAATGATCATGCCGTTGTAAGCGTTATCTACAGAAGAACCTGAATCTATAATAAACTTAGTGGCATCCGTCGCCGAGACCACATCGCCTTGTACAAGAAACACACGAGATAGATTGTAACCAAGGGTGCCATCATCGTGACTGTCATTCGTACTTGACCTTGCCCATACAGCCTTTTGAATTGTATCCGCTGTAAGCCCTGCCGCCTCTTGGGCAACGCTCGCTACATTGACATAATCACAATACCAGACATCCGTACCGGTTTCCGATGTCGAGGTAAACCTGATTTTAACTTCACCGTCCGAAATCTTAACATTATCAATGCCTAAAGCGTATTCTTCCGTTGTATCCGTTCCCGAATTTCCAAAGTCGTTTGTGGAATTGGATATCTGATCATAGGAGGAAGTATTGTAATTATAAGCCCATACCTGTACAGTCCGCTGGGCTCCTGCATCAAAGTGACCTCTGACCACAACTACGGAAGGAATGCGGCCTGTACCGATGCCAAAGGTCAAATTACAATCAAGACCGAACCCGCCAACTGCCGCTCCTGGGCTTGTCTCGTAGTAATTAACTCCATCAGCGGTTGCCGTATCGGTATAATCACCATCAACCAGAACCGTATTTCCTTCCTCGGAATTCGCCGTTGCCGAATGTCCGAGAGGACTTGCGTCCACTAAAGCATCCCGAATTGCTTGTAGACTATCTGTAGTGTTGTCAAAGTTATCCCAGTCTGCTGTAGCAGATTTGGATACCAACTTGGCAATGATCGAATCATCAGTAATGTCCGTCCCTGTAACTGAAGCACTGATAAGATGGTCAAGTCCTATATCACTTAGGGCTGTATCTACTTCAGCATTAACATCCGACTTGGCTTGCGTGCCAAGAGCGTTAGTAGTATCAGTTAAGACAACACCCTGTATTTTATGAGCGGACGGATCGTATCCCGTATCCACCAAGTCTTTCAAATCAGTAACAGATTGGACATCGTTTTGAATTGTTCCGAGCGTCGAATCCGCAGCTTGTATCTCATAATCAGTGGACGAGTTTGGATTAGTAACCCAATTAGGTGAAACCGTAGCTTCTTTAGTTGAACCATTATATGCTGTAATGATTCTGGCTTGTCCTGCGCCTGTTCCTCCTACCAAGGCGATTCGAGCTCCCTTGTAAATATCATTTGTGCTTGATTCACCCGCCGCCAAAGTAATGCTATTATTCCCTCCGTCTTGAGCAGTGCCACTTGCAAGAGCGGTAAGTCCCGTACCGCTACCTGTAGTCCAAGCCGCGTCACCGCGATCTCTTATCGCTTCCAAGGAATCCGTAGTATTGTCAAAATCATCCCAATCCGCCGTGCCTGACTTAGACACCAACTTGGCTATAATGGAATTATCGACAACATCCGTTCCGGTCACCGAGGCTCCTACAAGGTGATCGAGTCCAATGTCACTTAGAGCGGTGTCCACCTCAGAATTGACATCAGCAGTAGATATGTCATTTAAGGCATCCAAGGTTGTCTTTGTTCCGCTTATACTATAACCTGTCTTATCGTTATTGGTCCCAACTATTACCTGATCGGAACTGTTATCAAAATCAGAAATAGTGCCAGCCGGAAGTTTATCATCAATCGCTTTAATTCTTTCATTGATACTATTCGCTGTAGGCGATCCTGGGATTTCTGTATTTAAAGCATTATCCACTTCAGCATTTACGTCTGCTTTGGCTTGTGTTCCTAAAGCATTAACCGTTCCTATTGTCACGCCACTTTGATCTGAGGCAAGATTGAAGTTGCTCTTATCTGTTAAAGCCCGCGTTCCTACAGCCCATACATCCGCCGCACTGTGACTGGAGCGTGAACTGACAGCTACATCCAAATTAGTAACATCTGCCTTGAAATCATTAACTCCAGAGACCGCTGAGTCATTAACATCCCTGATATCTGCCAATACTAACGGGGTTCCATCTGAATTGAAATTGAGGTTATCAGTCTTGGCTTTAATAGCGTCTACATTCGAGTCCACCGTATCGAGCTTGCCATCATGAGTACTCAAAGCCGACGCCGTTGCCGCATTATCCGTCCCACGCATATCCGTATTGGTTGTACAAGTATCGGTCAGGACTACACCTTGAACTTTATGAGTGGATGGATCATAACCTGTATCAGCAAAGTCTTTCAGGTCAGTTGCACTTTGAGTGTCCCCACCAACCTGGGTAACATCCACCTGCAACTTATCGGAGCCATACTTAGAATCCCACACATTAGCAGGCAACACCGCAAACTCTAAACGTACTGCTAACGCACCGGCTACATGTACAAAGATTACTCCAGGGCCTACTGTATTGGTATCGGTAGCATCCAGAACGATGTAATAGATACCATTGGACATATGAGTAGCCCCGCCGGAATTTTTATTGACAAGCGATGTTGCTCCCCACTTCCAGATTTTGATATCTGTATTGTTAATAGTGAGGGAACCTTCCTCATCATCTCCGTTCGTTGAGTCAAGAAAGTATCCAAGTGGTACTTCTTGATTTGCTGTTGACTCTCTAAGTTCTATCATCCTACATCATCCTTTGCTCTTTGTAGTGATGTACAAATACTGGAATAGGCACTCCTTCTTCCAAGTAAAAATGCCTGGCCGAACTTGGCTGGTCGAACATGACGTAAGGGTTAGCATGGAGTAATTTAATCTCGTTTTCAGTTAAAGCCCTGGCATAAATATATACAAACTCAATTTGACCATCAAAAAATTGGGGGCCTGGATAGTATGCGGCAATTCTCAGAGCTTCATCAAATGGTCCTGCTGATCCAGTAGCCGAAGACGTCCCTACTGATACCCCATCCCTATAAACCTCATGACTATTTGATGCGCGGGAAACAAAAACAAAATCATGCCACTCATAAGACAGATCACTAACATTCTCGATTATTATATTGCCTCCTAAATTACGCCAAAACACACGAGTCCCGCCATTACTACTTACATCGTCATTAGGATATAACAATAAATCATCTGTCCCTGCCCATGCCAATGCTGGTCTGTCTCTGGTGCCACCATGCTCGTTGAATCTAAATACTGCTGAAAAGTTATATGTAGTAGGCAAAGCTAATAATTCTGGCGATGCCGAGATTGCAATATAGTCCGATCCTGAGTTATCAAAATTCAACATAAAACCATGCGGCCCTGCTTGCCAATCAGTTGGCTCCATGTTCGTCATCGTTCCGTGATTTGGACCTGCATAGTCCCATACTGTTTCCCCTGCACCCTCATTAAATAGCCAAGCCGCTACTAATCCCCTGGCTAACGGATGGGACTTATCGATCTGAGTTCCACGAGGAGGTTTTTGTCGGGGAACAATCATCAGCTAATATCCCACCTCCAGCTCTGTTCTTTGGCGGTGATAGTGGCTTCGTTAGCCTCCGAGGACACGTGTTTGAAACCGACCCGAAAGTGAAGCACGTCCTTGATGATGAAGGAATACTGAACCGTGTTGCCAGCACTGACTTCAAGTTCCTGGGCGAAGAACGGCTCATCGTCATAATTCGTTCCATCCAAGGAACCATAGAAACTGGCCTGGACGTTCTCAGTACCGGAGGCGTGCCAGGTCACATCTACAATGACATGACTTCCCTCGTAGCCGTCAGTTTCAAGATCGACATCGCTTGAAAATTCCTCGGTCGTGCCGTTTAAGGTAGTGGCGTTCTCAATAGTGGCTTCGTTTGAGAAAACTCTTTTTGCAGTTGCCATGATTGCCTCCTATATCGTCCGAATCTGAATTCGTGTCGGATCAATAGATTCGACCGTGGTCTTGATATCAGATTCAATGGTAGCCACGTCCTGCTCTTTGGCTTTTTCAGCCTGGATCATCCGCTCGATGTTAGTCCTCAAAGCATCTCTACCTATGGCTGGATTATATTTGACCGAGTAAGCCCGATAGACATTGCCGCCGGACTCATCCTGACCAATGACTTGGCTTGTGTCTTCCACGGTTACAATATAAAGATTGTCTTTCCGTTTGCTGATTGCTTTTAGTTGGATGGCCATTTTTAAAACATCCTTTTATCCAGTATACTTGGTAGCGTCCAAGTAAGTTGCAACCACTTGATATATACTATGTACGATATCCTCAGTCACCGTGGCAGTAACCTCAAAAGACCCAATAATCGGTACGCTAACCGTAACAGTTGTTTCCAAGGGAAAAGGGAGGGCCCCCAACGCCCTCATTACAATTCCATCTCGGGCGTTCTGAGCCGCCAATAGGGAATCGGCGTTTGCCGGATAATAAGTCTCAGGCTGTTGCAAGTCCCAAAGCTGGCCGTCAAACTCTCGATACAAGTCTTTACACATTGCAATAATCTCACCAAAAAATGACATTAATTACACCTCCTTCTTTTTTTAATAAGCAGTTGTGTCCAATGATTCAGCGGAAATTTCTATACCGCCAGTTGAATCCGTGCCGTCACAACCTGTATCTGAAATATCAAACTCAAGCCAGCCTTTTCCTGTCATCAGATTAACAGTAACAATAGTCTTTTCGGCGCATCCCACACTCTCCCCTGATTTAACGAGCTTAGCAAAACTCATGACGGAGTCCATTTCTTTTGATAATCGAAATTGACGGTATCTATAGTATTTTCAGGGGTAGGTACAGGATCTTTATACTCACTGCTGTTATTTATTGAATATATCGAGTTTTCACTTGCAGTGGTATATCCTTGGCCATAACCATTACATATGCCTACGCTATACCCTTCCTCATAGCCCTGCTTCTTACCTTGTCTATAAGCAAGGCCAAAACCCACGATGAAAACAACAACGCCCGCAATAAAAACAGCTAATTCAGAAAACATTATTCTATCTCCTCTTCTTCCCCAAAGGACTCAAGCAAAGACTCAATATAAGCCAACTGTTCTGACGAGAAATTCAACCAATCCCTCAAGAATACCTCCGGCGGCACTATCTGGTCCGCGCCAGGGGACATCACATACTTGGACAAGGCTTCCGCTTTTATTCTACTAACCTCGGCTTCTTCCTTCTCACTGCGGGGCATTAATTCAGGCCATTTTATAACATATCCGTTCACAGGTTCCGGCAGAATTCCATAATCAATGCACCGATCAATCAATGCCCGTAAGATAACCGGTTCACAAAAGTTCTTTCGTCTCGCATCCACCCTCTCTAACCACGCCCGTTCATCCTGACTACTTGCTAACTCACCTCTCTCCGAACCTAGCAAAATGCGTTTGGGAATTTGACAACCCGCACTGATCATGCTTATCAATACGTCAAAATGATCTTTAGGACTAGCAACTTGTATTCCCAAACTTTTCATCTCGACGCCTTCTAATCGCACGTGCCTTTGTAAGTCATGCAAGAATGCTTGAATCTCATCTTCAAGATCGTCTAACGATTGAGCGTCAAAGGAGGCGTCGTCTTTGGCCTCCAAACTGTAGCCTGGGAACGCGCCCCGCCAAAACATTTCAGCAGAGCCCCCTACTACGTATTCAAGTGCTTGAAGATGGTTATAAACATTCTCCAAACGAGGCGTTCCCCATACGTCATTGTCAAGCAACCCTTCCGCTATATGTATCACCCTGGTATGATGCACCTTAAAATCTTTGCTTTGAGTAATGCCTTTTATGCTGTATCTTGGACTCAATTTGTATATCTTAGGGAGACCATAACGAGGACTCCCTGGGTCTTCCTCCCATTCCGCCACTGCCGAGTCATCAACCATATAAGGCCGCAAATACAAGAGCTTTCTTTCCGTCCCCTGCTCCACAGGCAATATCATCTCATCAGAATTCTTGACATCATCCAAGCCCATATACAGGATGCCAAACCAACCTATTCCTGATAACACGTCCGCCCGGCTCAGATAATGGTATATGCCATGAGACTTAACCAACTCTTTCCAAGCATTATCAAAGAGGGCTGCCTGCTTCGGGTCTTTGTCCACTTCCTCTACAGTCGGATGCCTACGCCAACTCGCCTCAGGTTTAGCCTCTATTACATGTTTGGCAATCTCATTCCTCTTATACATAGACAAGTAATGATTAAACGTCAGATTAAGGACATAGCCTAAAGACTTGTAAATGTCTCGTTCTGCCTTGCCCCCCGCGCTTGGGTAGTAGCTCTTCCCGGCCAGGCCTCCCAGGCTCATACGGTCTACTAAAATCTTTGCCGTATTCAAGAGTGTAAGAGTATTCCTCTTACGCCGTTCAAGGTTTACCGGATTATTTGTTCGCTTCATCTTCCCTCACCTTTGGTTTTATAGACTGTAGTGAATATATCTCTACTTGTCCGAATCGTGCCGGCCACAACCATGTCCCTGAAAGGATTCCTCAATTGTTTCCTTGAAAGCCTGCTCGGTCTATAACGTATATTATAACCGTGTATCTCCCGTGCAGGGCGTCGGCGCATCCGTTCTTCCATTGTATACCCCTCTTCATCCCGTCCACATGAAGGGCAAGTGCTGCGTTCATTGTCCACATCAAGATCACAGAAATAGCATGTCCACATTTTACCGTCTCCCCCATACTCCGGCTCGTCTTTTCTTCCCGGGAAAGGCCAACTTAGCAAACGCTCCAGACGCCGCGTCCACCTGATCCTTGTAAGTGGAGAAGGGAAAGTTTCGATGCTCTTCTATAAATTCATTGTTCCAATCGGCCCGCAACAGGAGAACATTGCCAACATTGACCTGAACGCTATAAGGATCGGCCCGGTATACCTTGTCCCCTGTAGGCGAGTCCGCCTTGGCCACAAACCCTGCAAGATTTCTTGCGGTAGCTTCTGCGCTTTCCTTGCCTCCACTCCCCGGTTCTTGCTCAAAATACACATGCACGTTTGTTCCATCTGCCTGAGCCGTTTGCTTGATAATCGCCTCCCGCTCATCAGTTGACCATTGACCCCTTTTAACGTCCTGCACCACATAAGCAGGAGTGTTGTCCGTCCTATCCCGCATAATAACTTTGCTCATCTTTACCCCGACTGTATAGGCTCCACCGCCCGCCGTTGCTCCCTTATCCCAGTAGCGCACCGTTCTTTCAATAGCCCCGATAGGTAAAGCGTCAACAATTTGAAAATGATCAACCTTGAACATGCCCCCGCCCGGAGGTGTGGGACGCTGGCCTATCTGTCCGGCGAATCCGTATTGTCCCAGGTCCTGTTCCAACTCCTTCAGAATGAACCAGGGCATTCTTTTAGCGTCAAGCAAATCCTTTTCATAACGGGAAGCCAGTTCCGCCGGTTTTAGTTCTTCCTTGTAGTTTCTTATTTCGCCGGGCAAGCATATATGAAATGTATTCTCCTTAGCTTTTGCCAACAAATGTCCTGACGGATCGTTTTGATGAAGTCTTTGCATAATAAGAACAGTGGCACTGGTTTTCTTGTCTACTTTCCTGGTGCTCAATGTTTGATCAAGCCATCTGTTCGCCTTCCTCAGTTCAACATCACTAACCGCCCTGTTTGGATCAATCGGATCGTCTACTATCAGGATATGACCATGAAAACCAGTCAGGGTACCACCGACCGAAGTGCTGTACCGATTGCCACCTAACCGATTAACCCCGTTCGGCATCCGTTTTAAAACCCTAAAATTGCTTTTTGTGTCTTTATCTTGTTTGATGGTAAGCTCAGGGAAACATTGACTAAATTCAGTTGATCTGATCAAATCCCTGCTATACTCCGCGCTTTCAAGCGACAGCTGACCTGAATATGACGCCGTGATAAACCTCATCCAATGCCATCTTGTCCAGCACCACACCGGGAACATAATACTGCATGTTATTGTTTTGGTAGTGCCAGGAGGAACATTGATAATCAGATCATGTTCTTTAGGCAGTCCTTTTGCCACTCTTTCCGCCAGTTGTTCTAATTGTTCCGTTAGATATTCTATATGCCAATTCGGAATGAAGGTATCGTTGGATATGACAGGCCAGAATTCTTGAATGAAATGATACAATGATCTTCTACAACGCTCAGCCTTTATTTGATAGACATTCTCCAAGGCTTGGCGCATTCTTTCTCTTTTAGGAGCTTTGGTCCTTGCAAGGCCTAATGACGTTTGATTAAGTGCCACAGACATGTTTTTACTTATCTTCTTCCTGTTTCTGCTGTAACGCTTTCAGGCCAATCCTTTCCAACATTTTCAATTCCTCGTCGGTCAGGTCAGACAAATCAAGATCGTGTTGTATATTTTGATTCTGGGTTCTGATAGGGCCCCCGCCCTTGCCTGTTATTTCCGTGCGGGTGATTTCAAGCCAAGGTTGCGCATTGTTCTTGGTTCTGTTTTTCAACCAAATCCAGGCGGCCCCGGTATCAGGCGGGTAATGCTTGACAATAGGAGTTTTTACTATTTCGCCATTGACTACACGGATATCCACGTCTGGATGGGAATAACCACATGCCTTTCTGTACAGACTGACAGCCACATTAGCATCGGCTTCTGTCTTGCCTTTTTTCAGAGCTTCCCTGAAAGACGGAAAACGATTTTTCCAATTCTCAATAGTCTGCGGAGCAACACCAAAAGCAGTTGCCAACTCCACGTCTGTAAGACCTAACAGGGTGAGCTTATAAGCCCGTTCCGCAATGTCTATAGTATATTTAGTTTTCCTTCCCGGTTTTTGTTTCTCGTCCATCCGTTCCCCTCTATATATACACATGGATTGGGTAATATAACGTGTGATATACTACTTGGAATATATTTATATCTGTTTTTTAATAAAAAGTCAAGAGGGGATAAACGGAAGGAGTCTTTCTTTGTTGAATTTCCTGCGGCCTTTATACTAAGACACGCAACTGTCTTTATGATATTATTTTACTTATATCCCTTATGCTATATTAATGCAATGCACTATTTTACTCACCTATAACTCCCTAAAACCGGTCTACCTATCTGCAACCGCTGGAGCACGGTTACCGGCCTGAGTGAGTCAAAATCCGCCTCCCGCACCACCAGTTCATTTATCCGCACAATTCCGATTCGCTTCTCTTCCGGTGTTTGATTAAGACCGTACATGGCCGTAACATGGGCGAATTTCCGCTTGTCCTCGCTGAAATCAGACATACTAAGCAAATCTTTTTTATATCCAGCGGCCTTAATCTGGGTTGCCGTAATGACCAAACAATGTTTTTCCTCCGACAACGACCGCAGTCTCTGCCAAATCTTGCCTTGTTGTTGTCGAAAGTCGGCCCTTGAAAAATCCGGGTCAGGTGCCAGTATATCAGCGTAGTCTATAATAATCACGTCCGGCACAAATCCATCTCTTCGTTCCCAAGCGGAAAGCAGGGATTTGATTTCGGTGATACTTAACATCTCGTTAGGATAGGTGCTCAAACGAAATCTGTTTCCGAACCTTTCCCCAAACAACCTCAACATTCTATAAGCCTGTTGCCAAGTCAGAGGCTTTGTCTCTGGCTGCCATTCAAACCAGGGCGTTCCTACAAGCCGATCACAATTACGACACGGCTTGTGTTCCTTGAAATGTGTTACCGCTTGAATCAGATTATCGTACGTGATTTCCTCTTTTGGTTTGAAAATACGATCAATCGTTTCCTCCCGGCACTCCATATCGCACTCATCCGTCTGATGTAAGAGGCAGTCCACAACAGGCACCCACATTCCCTTGCAATAACGGGACTCATCCGAACGTCTTGCCAAATAAATAGATATCCTCCTGAGTTGTTGCGCCTCGGTCATATCCCCTGCTTGAAAAAAGACAACATTACTGCCTGATCGAACCGCCCGCAAAGCCAAATCTATAAGCAAAAATGATTTGCCTCGTTTCTCCGCTCCCATGAAAGCCACAAACGCCCCTCGTACCAGCTCTCTATTCATCATGTCCCCCAGGGCTTTTGAAAACCGGATCAGAGGTTCCCCCCTCTCTTGGAAGGCGGCTTTGACCTGGCTTCGAACGTCTTGCGAGAAAGGATCAATAGATTGACTATCCTGTGTAATCGCAGACGAGTAACCAAGGGCGAGATTCTCCGCCTCTGTTACATTGCCATCTTCTATCGCTTGTTGAATTCTTTCAGCGTGTTGTAATAAATTCCTTTGCCGCAGGTAAGCCTTGGTTTGATCAAGAAGATACTGTAGATTGAACTGACCCCGCTCATACTCGCTTGACAGGCTCCTTAACAACAGGTCAATAGCTTCCGCTATGTCTTTGCTCAAACCCGCTTTGAGTTTGGTTGTGTAAATGCCTTCTATGTCTCGTTTAGGAGCCTTTCCGTATTGATTGAAGTAATCAAAGCACCAGGAAGAAAGCACTCTTGCAAAGCTTGACTCTAATAGGTCCGCACTCCAATGTCCCGATAACTCCCGTATGTAGTCAGTAGAGACGATCAGACCTATGCAAATTTTACGTTCTATAAACTCATCAATCTGAGTGATATTCATTTTACCCCTGTTCATCCTTTAACCCGATAGTCTTTGGCGTCCACGTGATAAATCATGCCTTCACACATCTCTTCAATTCGAGAAACAACCCGTGTATCCTGAAATTTTGAGCCTAATTCATCCAACGGAATATTGGATGTAATTATTGTTGGCAACATCTCGTTGTAACGCTCTCCTATAATCAGGTACAAAGTCTGGTATGTCCAGTCCGTGCTCATCTCCACGCCTACGTCATCCAACACCAGCGTCCGGGCGTCCAGAAATTTATCAACTATTTCACTTCTGGGAGGCCCTGTATAGTGAGAATCAAAAGTGTCCTTAATGTCCTGGAGCAACCGTGGGAACCAACAGAAGGCATGGTCAAACTTAGGAACATAGTATCGGTCGTACTGTTCAGACTTGGGATCAAGCCTTTGTAAAAACGTTTCGGCGTTGTGGATTTGTCGTCTCAGGGATTCGGCAAGGATGTGACATGCAAAAGTAGTTTTGCCGTTTCCATTGCCGCCATACCAGTAGCTGCTCCTGCCTATGTATTTTGCAGGATTACTCAGCTTCCCTGCCAATCTTCTTAAATCATGCCGAACCCGTTTCGGAATGCCTGTGTAAATCAACAAATCATAAAAGTCCATTTTATCCTCACAGAAACAAGAGAGAGACGAACAATAAAACGCAAAAAACCGCCTCTAAGCCAAAAACGGCCAGAAACCTATACCAAGGTATAGGGTTAACCGAGATCGCCGCTCTGAGAGCCTAAAAAAGCGTCTCAGCATACGCTTTTGCATAAAAATGAAGATACCTCTCCCCCTAAATTAAGGCGGTTTTCTTTGCCTGCTTTCCGTACTGGTCATAATCACCGCCTGCGCGATTATGTTTCGACTTTGTTTTAGACGCTTCCACGGATTCAGGGAACACTCCGGTCCAGCCGTTCTCAATAGACCGACGAAGGGCCATGATAACTTCCCTCTTATTGTGCTTACTTAGTTTGTTGGCGATCATCTTTCCGGCGCGGGGAGTGATCGGCTTATGTATCTCTTTACGGTGCATGGCGTATTCCTTGAGTATTTTTTTAAGGGCGGTGCTTTGTCTCCACTCTTCAGGGAGATGCTCAAGTATTAAGTCTATCGAAGAGCCTCCCTTACCTTTTTTACTATTCTTCTTCTTTGTAGTCTTTGGTTGATCTTTGCCTGTCTTTTGGTTGTCCTCTTTTTCTTTGTCATTTTGGTATATATCATAATTAACAATAGAAATTATACTATAATGGGCGTTCCTTTGGACAGTCAGTTTTCCCATGCTTCTTAATTTTTCAATTTTGTTGCGGACTGTGCTCTCTGGCATATCAAGCTCCTTTGCGGCGATTTTCCTACCAAAAAGGAACTGCCCCCTTTCAAGAAAAACCTCTATCTGCCTTCTGTAGGTGGACACACTCACCCAGGCGTCTTCATACTTTGCTTGACAAAGGCACCATATCCAAACCTTAAGGAGCTTCTCATTTTTAAATATCTTGCTGTCTATTATTTTTCTATAAAGGCGGAACCATCCTTTGCTGTGCATTATATACTCCTAAGATAAAAAATAGTCTGGGTTACATGTCAGTCACTGAAGAGGCTTTCCATCGTACCGCTACAATAAATTTTCTAAGACGGACTTTATTTTGTAGGTTAGTAAGAGACACCCCTTTCTTTTATTCTTCTTTTCTTTATTCTTTATTTTTTATTCTTATATATTCTTTATATGTGTCCTCTCAGCTGTCCTATTTTTATTTTGCCCCCTATGTAACTATCGTAATTTATTAGAAAAAAACAGTGGTTATGCCTGTCCTCTCAGCTGTCCTTTGCCTGTCCTATTTTTATTTTGCCCCCTATGTAACTATCATAATTTATTAGAAAAAAACAGTGGTTATGCCTGTCCTTTAATTTCCCTTAATTGTCTTGTGCCTGTCCTCTCAGCTGTCCTCTCAGCTGTCCTCTCAGCTGTCCTGTTTTTATTTAGTCCTTTGGCAACTATCATAATTTATTACTAAATTCTATCGTCATGCCTGTCCTCTCAGCTGTCCTCTCAGCTGTCCTCTCAGCTGTCCTGTTTTTTCGATTCGCCCGTAATTGGGGGTTTTTGCATGTTTCATTTCATGACCCCTCGGATTCCTTTTTTCGGACGGCGTCTCTGACCATATCCGGATCAATGTTTAACCAAAAGCAAACCCTTTCTAATCCGTCATCCGTTTCATCCAGGAGAAATCGTTTGGCACTTTCATAGTTCGCAGGAGAAGTATTGTTTGTAGATTTTGGATAATTCAGGTAGTCCCGTAGTGCCCTTAACAAGACGGCGGCCCACAGCTTTTGTTCCGGCGTGTAGGCAGGATGTCTTGTAATCTTACTGAGGTTAGATACACGCGATTTATTGATATTCATGAAATAATTACTCCCACTTCAATGCCTCTTTTGTTAGTTTACGGGCTTGATCAATAGACAGACTGCCCGGATCACCTTCTATGGTAATAATCCGGGAAGCCACGCCAAATATCTTCAAATCAGACATCAGCTTTTTGGCTTGTTCTTGCGCTTGCGGTTCATCATCAAAAATAATTGTTATCTTGTTGAAGTACTTTGCCATTTCGGTGACTTGTTGAGGTTTGTAATTGATCCCGAATGTTGCAAACGCTTTTGGACCTAATTTCCAAACATCGGTAATACCTTCAACACATATTCCTGTCCGATCTTTCCAATGTTGTTGAAGTCCGTACAGTATATTTTTGTGATGTAGAATTTCCCTGTCTTTCGGACACGCTCGATATTTCGGGATGGCATTGTTATTGATTGCCCTGGTTTGAAAAGACACCATTCTTTCATTCCAATAGACAGGAGCCAGTATCCTGTGTTTGTAGTCTATTTTGTCAAGCATGGAAACAGGGCCTGTTCCTAGGACGCCCCATTGAGCGGCTAAATATCCGGGATCAAACCCCCGCTTTTTTAGATACTGGAGATGTGGAGTTTGAAGCTTGTTTGTATTTGAGGGCAGTTGGAAAGGTTTAGGTTGAATCCCTTCAGAGGTGAATTGGTGTTCTTTCCCTCCGTATTTTGGAAGAAGATTTCGTATCTCTGTTTGAGACAGCCCTGTTAATTTGGCTAAAGTCTCTACTAATGGATGCCAGCCACACCTCCAGCACCTAAATTGATTGGAGGATAGGTTGAAACACAGGTGTTCTGACGGGTCATCACAGAACACACATTTCATACCTATCCATCCTTTCCCTATATTCTTGCCTGATGTTAGGTAAGAAACGGAATAATCCTCTAAGAATCGTTTAATTCTCATCACTCGTATTCCTCCAGATTTCCCTTATTACTTTGCATTGTCTCTTATTAGTCGCAGGACAGGTCGACTCGTCTTTTCTGGTTTGGTTGTAGAGACAAACCTGTAAATGGATACGTTGTTGCCTAAGATCACAATAGAAATAATCCTTTAGCTTAACGGTCGCACAACTCAAATTGCTCTCTGGAGTGGAATTTACGGAACAGAGAGAATTCTCACTCTCTTTCTTGGACGATCCATATTCGCAGTAGTTGCAGATTTCTTTCATAGCAGACCCCTCTATACATATTATATCGTTTTAAGACGTTTCGTTGACAAATTTTTTCAATTCCGTGAAAGTTTTTTTAATGTCCGTCTCCTTCCATTCCATGCGTCTTAGAAGCTGTTTGAGTTTCCCCTTGGCTTTTTTAGGAGTAAAACCGCCTATATATGGCCTGTGAAAGATTATTCTACAAATGATTTGAGCCTCTTTGCTTAGTTGGCACACCGTCTCCTTGAAGATCAGGTCCTCTTCCGGGGAGGTCGAATAAGAAAAATAGTCAAGGTCAGGGGAGTATTTGATTTTCCCTTCCGATTGTTTTTGCTTATCAATATATTGCAACAAATGAGTCCTTATGCAGTGAAAAATATAAGTGGTCACTTTTCCTTTATCTGGGTCATATGACTGTATGGCTTTCAGGTAGGCTGTATATGCCTCTTGTAACAAATCTTCCCATTCCAAATCAGCATTCTTGTTCATAGACCAGGCGACTTTTTGAATTAAATTCTCGACTTCTCGTAATTCAGGCATTTGTCATCCTCCTATTTTTAGCCATTTTTCATTTGGTTGTCGTTCATATGCTTGTCCGCGTCCTTTGCCAAACCCTATACCGTTGTTAGAATAGCATTGCACACAAAAGACGCCCCGTGTTCCCCGCTTTAACTTGCCGTCAACAAAATAGAAATTTAAAGCACGGCCACACAAATCACATTTTTCAGGAGGGGCTCCTTCCCAATATTTTTTGTTCATTTGTTTTGCCTCCTTTTCATGTTGGCTTTGATGTCGTTGATTGCGTCTGCCAGGTTAAGCATAACTATACTAAGTTTATTATTTATGCGCTCCTGTGACTCATCGGTGCAAACATCCATTGTGTAGGAGCGTAAATTGTTAAGGATATTCATTACGTTACAAAAACTTTCCGTCATGTGTTTGAAGTTGTACTCCATGATCCAACCTCCTTTCTAAGATGTATAGGTTCTAAGCAACTCATTGAATGTAGTACTTTCTTCAGGTTCTTTTCCATCCAATACTTTGTCCAGTACCTTTCGTTTCTTGTCCAAAATATAGGCTATTGTCTCTTCGATTGTTTCTTGAGCGAGAAGGTAATATACATTCACGGCGTTCTTTTGCCCGATTCGGTGGCATCTATCTGTGGCTTGTTCTAGTTCCCCAGGAGTCCAAGGAAGCTCCAAGAAGGCCACATTAGATGCTGCCGTAAGCGAAATTCCTACGCCCGCCGCCTTGATATTGCCAACGAATAAGCGGCAGGAGTCATCTGTTTGGAACTTATCAACTGCATCTTGACGCGCTTGCTGAGATGTGGAGCCATCGATCTTGACAGCAACATTTTTGAACTCATCCATTAGAATGTCAATGGTCATCTTGTGTGTTGCAAATGCAATTAGTTTGCCATCCACTTCAAGAAAGTCTCGTATCCATTCAAGAGCATTGTTTATTTTGCCCTTGACCGCCAATTGCTTTAAAGCCTCGATTTTGGCAAGAGCTTCTGCGTTTGAGGCCTTTTTTGCCGCTTCATCTCCTTTGTTACGCCGTATCCAATCAATAAAGTCTGATTCGGCCTTGTGATATTCTCTTCGATTGTTGATTTCGATAGGGACAATCGAATAGGTTTTGTCGGGCAGATCAGTTAGAACATCCTTTTTTCGCCGTCTGATCATAACCGTATTGGTAAGTTTTTCGTGGAGTTCTTCAGTGCGTGAGGCCCCTGTGAAGTCCCATCCAAATCCGGTGTGGCGGGCACCACAATATCTTTGAGCATACTCCCAAAAGTTAGGAACTACCGTATCATCAATTAGCTTCAGCGCATTGTAAGCCTCGACAGGTCGGTTAACTATAGGTGTGCCTGATAAAGCGATCACATGAGGGATATTCTTGCCAAGAGCCTTCACTGCCTTAGTTCTTTTAGCTTTGTTATTTTTGATGTAGTGACAATTATGAACTAAAAATCCTTCTGCGTAATATGACGGGTGTCCTGAAACTTCGAGATTATAGACAGTACTTTCGGTAGATCGCTCTCTACTTGGTGATTCCAAAATCTCAATCCCTTCCACCCTAACTGTTCCAGGAACTTCATTTTCTTTTGGCATGAGATTAAAAACATCTGAAGGAGTTAATAGGCATCTATCTCTACAGTTTCTTGCAAGCGTCCATCCAACGTCAGTAAAGAAAGGGTGGTTCGGGGTTACCGTTATTTGTTTATTGTTCGACAGGCGGAGATTGATCAATTCTTTTGTTTTTCTTTTTCTTGCCTTCAATACTGTCCCTACTCCAATGGCGTTGTATACTTGGTCCCCTTCTCGGATGGTTTCTATGTTTTTATCCCCTTCAGGAGTGGATATTTTTGTGCCAGCAGGGAAACACTCATCTATGATCAATACCTTCGGTTTGATTGCTTGTAATTTTCCAAGCCATCCGGGCAAGATATCATAGTTGATTATGATTATACTTCCTGTGATACGCTTGTTGGGTTTAGTCCCGGACAGACGTTGGACGCGGGGGTTTTCCAACCACCTTTTACATTCCCTCTCCCAATTAAGTTTAAGGGAGGCCGGAACGACTACAATAGCGGGTCGTTTTTCAGGGTGTAATTGCAACCAGGCGAGAGCTTGCGCGGTCTTGCCTAAACCCATCTCATCTGCTATAAGAGCCCTTCCATTCTTGGCTTCAATGAATCCCACTCCTTTCTTTTGGAATGGATACAAATCCATCTTGAGCCCAGGCACATCTATAGCCTCTACATCATCCACGTGTATTTTTGATTTGGATAAGAATTCTTGAAGTCCCTCGTCTAATTCAAAGTCCCATGCCTGCAGGGCCTCCACCGCGTCGATTGTTAAAGGACACGTCCAAAATTTATCATGAGGGCCGTTGTTGTGGAACCTCCTTCTTGACAAGGTTTTGACGTGATCTACATCCTCTTTATTATAAGGAAACATAATTTTGATTGCGGGCTTCACCCAACCTTTGAAATGAACAAGTCGGGCATATTTGCGTGTTTGTGATGTTTGTAGCATTCTATGATCCGCAGGCACTTGAATATTCTCATTCCAAGGTTCTTGTTTGGTAATGGAAGATTTGGGGAACCACATGTCTATCTTTTTATTTATGATTAATGACCTCAGATAGTTGATGTCATCTTGTGTGAGGTCATTGAGCACCTCTTTTCTGGCCCCCCAATCCTTTAGGCATTCTGGCCCGATTCCGATTAAGATGGAGCCCGGATGGGTGAGTGTTCTCCCGCAACGGGCACAAACGCCACGAGGATCAAGCTCGCCGTGTCCGTAAAGATATACAGCCTTGGCTGTCTCCTTGAGTGGAACGGCGACAAGGGAAGTGGGCACATCTTTGATCTTCGCCACCGCTGGTTTGATTTGATATCGTTTTGTTTTCATAGACAGCTCCTTCTTTTCAAGGTTTTATGTCTATCTTTCTTTTTTCTTGCTATGATCGTTTTTCTGCTATAACCATTCCAAGAATGGTCATCAAAGCGAGGCCCGCGAAATTAACTAGTGGAAAATAAGGGCCTTCCGAGCAGACTATAAGAATTGAACAGCCTAACAGTAAGCCGAGAATGATGTCAATTATCATTTATGCCCTCCTATTTCTGTCTTTTTATTGGTTTGCAATGTTTATACGGAGCTTCTATTTTATTCCTCCTCAAATTCCCATGCTTCTGAAAAATCACGATCCGCGAATAATTCCGCTAACCCCGCAATTTGTTTTAATCGTAAAACCTCGTCTGGCTCCATTCCTAATTCTTTTCCAATTCGTTTGTCGCTCCAGTTGCGGCGCGAAAGTTCTACAATGATATCACTCATTGATTCAATTTGGTGTTTTCCTCGCGCACGATTGTGTCTTATTGTTGCGGCTATACGATCATTGCGGCCCTGTCGTTCTTTATTGATAATAGAAAGAGGTAAATATCCTCTTAATCGTTTCTTGATTTTTTGTGATTCTTTGCCTACTCTGTTACGATGGAATCCGTCAACAACTTCATAACCATTTTCCCCCAACCATGCTACAATGGGTTGGGTGAAACCATCCATGCCTATTGAATGTTCTAATAAGCGCATTTCTGGCGGAGCGACCACGTTTGGATTATAATCATTGGCATTAACCGATTCCGCATCAATCCAAAGCACACAATCAACCGGCTCTTTGTGCATAGGACTGACTTCGTGCAAGGCAAGCTTGACATGATTAAGCACCTCAATTTTTTCATTGTCTGACAGCATGTTTATTTGTTCGCAGATGGATTTTATTTGTTCCAGTATTTTTGTGCCTAATAATCCAATATCCCCCATTGACGTCTCCTTTTTTTCATCATTTTCATGTAGTTATCGTATGCGGGCGATTTATGCTGACTGAAAGACAGGCCCTTGCACCAGTAATCGTTACGTAGCAAGGCCTTGCAAATGCGCCGCCAGGACGGCACTTTCCGCGCCGCTTCGTCTTTCGGATCGGCCTCATCTGGTATGCCGTGCGGATATCCACGGTCTTGCCACCAGTGCAGGAACACCGCGATTTTGTTTTTGTAATGCTCCTGTCTTGGGGCGGGGAGACTTTCTAAAATCAGCTTGGCGAACGATTCCCATGTATGTCCTTCCGGGCGGGTTATTTTAAGGTTGCCTAAAATGTTGCCGGACTCGCGTGCGTAAAGTGCTCCCTGATTAGCTCCATTGACACGGGCAACAACTCTCCCCCATGTTTCCGGCTCTATGATTTGGAATAACCATAACCCCTTGCGTTGATCGTCTCCATACGGCTGGCAAATCCGCTGCATGTGGATTGACAAGCCTGCTTTTTGCATCAGGTCATAGAGGCGGTTATAAGGCTTTTTAAATTTGCCTGTATACGTCCAGACATCTTCCGTCCGCCAATCATAGATCGGGTAGACGTTAAAAAGAGTCTTGCCTACATATGTTGTCCAGGCATGTCCCTCAAAGCTTGCTTTTTTGCCCATGATCGTGCGGAAACGGTTAAGACTTTCATCTGTCCGAATTCCAACAAAACAAGCCGTTAATTCTCCTTTGGCGTACCAATGGCCGAATAACGGCACAAACTCCTCAAACTCCATGCCGCGCCAAAAAAAGGGGAAGAAATTCTCATCGGTAATAGCTATTTCTGGTGGCTTGCGCACCCAGGCTTCTTGTTTATCAGGGTCCCAGCACAACCACTGCGGCTCAAACATAGAAACCGCGTTACGCAGATTGATGGGCAAGGCTACCCAATAGGGTGTGATATGATCACGATAGAGATCATAACACTCCAATATATGCTCTATGGTGAGCTTATACTGGGCCTCCAGATCGACAAATAACACGCCGACCTCGCGATCTCTTTTAATGGCTTCTTCCATTACCAGATGGAGCATGACGGATGAATCTTTTCCGCCCGAAAAAGAAACATAAACTTTCTGAAACGTATCAAACGTCCATGAAATACGATCCCGTGCGGCGGTCAAAACATCTATGCCTAATGGTTTTTTAGCCATTCTTCAACCTTGCTTTTATCTATTCTTTCTGTGCGATTATTTTTTATCTCGCAGAAATATCTGTCAATTTTACGCCAGCTTTGCGGTGAGCTGACTTCATAAACTTTTCCTTCTTCAAGCCAGTAATACTTATATATGCCGCGACTTCCGACACTATTTGCTTCCGCGTAATCTATGTTAGGCCGCAAAAATTTGCGCTCAAAGCCGTATTTGGTGCTAAGGCCGACTATTTCCGCGACCCAGGCCCGTGACTTTAACACATTTTTTAAAAGTATATATGCCATTGGGTCTAATGAAGGCTTAACGCCAATGTCTTCTATTCCGATAGCGACTCTAGGCATAATATACTTCTCCACGGGCCTTTCCTTCAAATTCATCACGGGAAACACTGGCCCATTTTAGTAATGAGAGGCCAGCCGGGAAATAACTCCACTGCTCCCCTGTCTCTGATTTATTAATTTTAACCGCCTCGATTACCAATTCTCGTTGGCCAGGCGTGGGGGATTGAGACGGATTATCAATATGCAGATATCCAATAGTCCCTGGGAAAACTATTGGCGGAGGACCATAATGCGCAAGGCTGTTAGGAGTATTGCCGACTTTAATTTCACCAGTGAAGAAAAGCCCGGACAGCGGATGATCGTAGCCGTCCGCGTATTTTCCGGGGATAACTTGGCGACCTTTAACAATCATACCATTCCAATCGCCACCCGGCGAGTCAATGATTTCGACAACCGGCACATCCGGCGTGTCCTCGTCAACGTCAAAAAATAAAGATTCTTTTTGCCATTTCAAAACACCTCTAAAACTCGTATTGCTCCAAGTTCCACGAGTGTTCCATGTTACTATAATTTCTGCTTTATCTTTCATTTTTCTTTCCTCCTCTTATCACTCACCATACACTCACGCAAGTTGATAATGACGCGGTTTGGAATAGTCCCTGACTTTATATTCTGGCCAGGGACACTGATAAATTTTTGTTGGCCCGACTGTGACGGCGGGGCCAGCAGGTGCGGTACGGAGAATTTCTCCGTCCGTCGCGAGCTCTTGCCAGGTCAGAGAGCCACGATCAAAGCACAACTCCCTGACTTGTACTTTGCGTACTAGGTGATAGATTATCACCCTGGCGCGCTCATCCGGGATGGCCTGCCAACTCTCACCCGGCCTACATCGCCGCTCATCACGACGGGCAACCAGCGCGACCTTGCGGCCAGCATTAGTAGTAATAGTGCTGGCTTGACCACCCAGCAACACAACGGCCCGGTATCCGCCCCTTGACGGACTACCGGGCACTACCAAGATAACGTCCCCCTTGTCAACCTGGGGGACAACGCGGGCTATTACGCCCATATTATAAGGTTTTTTATTTTTCATTCCCAATGCTCCTCCGACATGCCGGGCACAAATACAGGGTCTCACCTGTACGTGGGTACTGGACTCGCTTAATGGTTCCCCTGGGAACCAAGAGTGAGCACCCAAACCGGCCAGGCTTTTCCGTGCGCCCGCAAAAGTCGCAGATATATTTATCTCTTCCCCTCATTGTTTTTCCTCCTCCTTCCTTCTTTAGTCAACCACTCCATCAAGCCCGCCCTCTTTTCAAGAACGGGCAAGACGCAGGGGTTATTTATAGAATCTCGCAAGGCCGGAAGTCCGCTACGCGCTTGACGCCGCTTTCATCTATCAAGCGTATGGCCATCATAAGTATTGGCTGGCCATAGGCGTCATGCCCGTTCCGGGCAATCGCCTTAATATCATCCCAATCACTAATCAGGGTATGGTACCATAAATGGGTCCCATCCTCGCGTCGGACATATAACTGATCAAGCCCAATCACCTTGGCTCCTGGATAGATTTTTTCTATTACGCTCATTTTCAATCATCCTCCTTGGTCACTACGTAAGTGACTGGTTCCTCCGCGATCTTGCGCAGGGTCTCAATGTCTAATTCTTTACCCCGCATCTCCGGGGTTAAGGCCAGGGGAATCTCGGTCACCCTAGCCGCCTCAGCCGCCAAAAAAAGAGGCAGGACACCATACACGTGCCTGCCTCTGACGTCCTCGACGCTGGCGTGGGTTAAGACTTCCACGCCGTCGCCGACCAGTCCCTGTTCCCGGAGATAATCCGCGAGAGCAGGGTGACGTGTTATGATTATTTTTGTCATTTTAGACAGCCCTCTTTCCGTACTCTTCCCAAATTCTCATCAAGGGAAGAACAACAGCGGTCAGGGATACCGAATTGGATACTGATCGCCCTACTCGAACAGCACCATTCTTACCAACAAAATGGAACTGTTCTTTCCTCAGCGGGTTCATGAATTTACGATATTTCCGGGAAGAACTTGGAACCTCCTGAAACCCCTTCCCTTCAATTAAGTACCGCGCCAATCTGTCTTGTAGTTTCATGATTGAACATCCCTCCGAAGGTGGGATAGGGACAGGTCACCGGCCCTGCCCCTGACAGGTTTTTTGATGCTGGCCTCCGGCGAGGTCTGTAGGTGATTAATCATGGCCTTACTATACTATAGTGCGCCATATATACAACAGCGATATATAACGATATGGAGCGATTATGAGCGATTATCGCCAAATATCGTCCAATTTCTCATTTTTTCGTAGAAATTCTTCGATTTTTGGTGCATTTTAAAGTAACTTAGTGATATTATTGAGAAAAATAATATTTTATTAATTATCTAATAAATTCAATAAGTTATTCTAAAAATCAAAAAAAATTGAATTTTTTTGTCATTTTTTCGCCGTGAAATGAAAAAAAATTATATAATATATGTAGACACGGCCACAAATAGGAGGTCAGGACGTGCATTGGACGCTTAATGGCAGATGGATACCACCGGAGCCGTCGAAACTGCCCTCAATCATCATAGAGCAGATACCTGATCTCCAATACTGGTCTGGAGAGAGCCTGGAGACATTCCACTTAGGACTGCTCCAACTTATGATAGATATGGCTAAGTCAATCGACGACGAAAAAAGAAGATTGACTTTTTTTATTCGCAGAACCGAAAGAAAAATAAAAATAATTGAAAGACTGGCAAAAAGTCCTGCAACCCAAACGATTGCACTACGGCGAATATATGATCTGCTTCTCTGGTGTGAAGGGCATTCCCCCTTGCCTGGTTTTGGGATGTCCAACCGTTTTGGAAATAGTTTATTTATAGACCCGGAAAGACAGTCTATCCGTGTGTAGACCAAACAATAAGGAAAGGAGAAAAAAATCAAATGGAAATTAAAAGAAGTCAGTTAAGTGCCGTGGCTAAAGAATTAAATGAGGTTCTTGGTCTTGAGCCTCCTATTGATTTTAAAGCTCCTGTCGGTGAATTAATGGAACAACTTGAAGAGGCTATTACTCTGATTGATCCTGTTGATGATGAGTTTACGCCCGAAACACAAGCGGTAATTGATCAATTAATGAAGGAAGAGAAACAAGAGGAACAGGAGAAACAAGAGGAACAGGAGGAAGAAGAGGGGAAGGAAACGCAAGAAGAACAAGAGAAACCAGAAGAGGAACAGCAGGAGGAATCACAAGAGGAAGAACAAGAAGAGGAAATACAGGAGGAAGATACGCAAGAAATTGTAGAGCCTCAGAAAGCCTTACAAGAAGAGGAATCCCAGGAGCCCCCAAAGAAAAAGAAGGGAAAATCTTATTTTGCAAAAATTGATGCGTTCATTGAGGATACTGACAAGCCTTTCACAATTGAGGACGTCACAAAACAAGTTGGATGTTCAAAACAGTACGTGTACTCCTATTTTCCGGCATTAGTTAAAGCTGGAGTATTGATTAAGAGCAGAAACGGGCGTACTGTCATCTTTCAGAAAAAAAATAAGTGAATGAGTGATCATTAAAGGAGAAGAGCAGATGAATAGCGAGGAAATGCTCAAAAAGGAATTGCCTGAGGGATGTATCTTTCACAATCGAAGCCGTCTTGGCGAAAAGCCAGATTGGGTGATTGTCCCATCAAAAAAGAAAGGGGAAATACAAAAGTATCTGATCATTTATGAAGATAATGTGTATGGTGCCGTTTACGAAAATTTTAAAGGAACCTTCAAGGAAGCTTTAATCAGAGCTAAAGAAGATGGCAGGTCATACCAGATCAAGGTCTGACGCACGGATCGCCCTTAACCGAATGAAAGGAGAAAAAATAAAATAATGGAAAAACAAGATTTATTGACGGCGTTGGAAAAAGTGAAACCGGGATTGGCCAACAAGGAAATGATTGAACAGACAACGTCTTTTGCTTTTATGAATGGATACGTTGTTACTTATAACGACGAGATCAGCGTGTCGCATCCTTTGCCGGATTTAAAAATTGAAGGGGCTGTAAAAGCAAAAGAACTGCACTCCTTGTTGAATAAATTAAAAGATGATCAGTTAAATCTATCCATAGAAGGGTCTGAATTGCTGATAGCCTGCGGCAAGGCAAAAGCAGGTTTGACTTTCCAGACAAAAATAAATCTGCCTTTGGACGATCTTGGTGATCCTGGTGAATGGAGATGGGAACCGCTCCCGGATAGCTTTTTAAATGCGGTCAGGTTTTCGATCTTTTCCTGCTCTAATGACGTGTCCATGCCAGTTTTAGGCTGTTTGCATATTAGTGACCAGGGAATAGTTGAGGCCTGCGATAACTACAGATTAACAAGGTACAATCTCAAAGATAAAATGCCGGTTTCCACATTTCTTTTGCCTGCGACTTCCGCAAAAGAACTGGTTAAATACAGTCCTGTTGAAATTGCGGAAACAGCGGGATGGATTCACTTTAAAACGGATGAGGGAACTTTTTTTCACGCCAGGGTTTACCAGGGAAATTACCCGGATACGTCCACGCTCTTGGCTGTGGAAGGAAGGAATTTGGTCTTGCCTGATGGGCTGTCTGACGCGCTCGATAAGGCAATGATATTTTCAAAACAAGAAAATTTTATTGATGAGTACGTCAATATTACTTTATGGGACGGGCGCATGACAGTGCACGCCAAATCCGATGCGGGATGGTTTGAAGAAGAATTGGAGTTTCAATATATCGGGGAAGATATTACGTTTTCTATTAATCCCACCTTTCTGAAGCAAATACATGAAAAAATCAAAGAGTGCACTTTGGGGAAAGATAAAATTAAATTTGAAGGGGATGAAAAAACACATGTAGTGGCGTTGCACGCAACTAACGATTAAAAGGATTTAACCTGTGAAAGAACCGGGAAAATTTTTTCCAAATTCCCAAATCGAAAGTATTGTCAATCTGAACGGGCGTCCTTTGTCTTGTCCTTCTTGCGGGTTGTATAAATACGTCCTTTCCCCGCGAATGGAACCGTTTGGAAAGTTCAAGAAAAAAATTCTGAACATCGGAGAAGCACCTGGCGAGACGGAGGACAAGAAAGGGAGACAATGGCAGGGTAAAGCAGGGCGGGCGTTGCGGCGAATGTATAGACAGTTGGGAATTGACTTGTTTGAGGATTGCCTTAACATCAACGCGGTAAACTGCCGTCCCATGACCAAACGCGGAACAAACCGAAGCCCGACATCACATGAGATAGCCTGTTGCAGAAAACGGGTCTTGGACGTTATAGAACAATACAAGCCGCATGTTATTATATGTCTGGGCAATCCCGCGATTGAATGTTTGATAGGTTATAGATGGAAACGAAATCTGGGGGGAGTTACAAAGTGGAGAGGTTGGATTATCCCTGATCGTGATTTTCAAGCCTGGATTTGCCCCACTTTCCATCCGAGTTATGTAGAGCGCATGGACAGTCAGGATATAGACACTATTTGGAGACGGGATTTAGAAGGGGCTTTGTCCATGCAAGCCGTTCCTTTTCCGAGATTTCCAAATGAAGAGAATCAGGTAGAGATTATTGACAGTCCAGAACTCCTTGAGCCTTTTCCTGAATTGGTAGCCTTTGATTACGAAACCACCGGACTGAAACCTTATGCTAACGGGCACCGCATTGTTTGCGCTTCTATCGCTTACAATGAAAATTATGCGGTCTCTTTTATGATGCCTACAGTCCCTTCTGAGAGAAAAAGATTCATACATTTACTCAGGGCGAAAGACATCGGCAAAATGGCCCATAACATGAAATTTGAAGAGTCGTGGAGCAAAATCAGGCTCCGTCAACCTGTAGAGAATTGGCAATGGGACTCAATGCTCGCCGCGCATGTATTGGACAACCGTTCAGGAATCACGGGATTGAAATTCCAAACATACGTGAATTTTGGAGTTGTGGATTATGACAGTGAAATAAACCCGTACCTAAAGGCAAAAGACGAAAAGAACGGAAACTCCCTGAACAGGGTAAACGAACTGATCGAAAGCGCGAACGGAAGGAAGAAATTACTAACATACTGCGGGCTTGATAGCTTATTTGAATACAAGTTGGCAATGAAGCAAATGAAGGAGATAGGAGTGAAAATATGAAAGTAGGACTGTATAATCAGAGAATACTTGTAGGTCAAAGGAAAGAGGAGGATGTCCAAATCATTCCGAGATTTATTGATAACGTTTCCTCCCTCCTATCCAATACAAGCCCGATTGAAGAACACAATTATTTGCTTGGAAAAGAGAATATTCAGTTACAATATTACATATGTCCTACTTTTAATGTTTGCGTCCTCATTTGGCCGCAAACGAACCTGTTCGTATTTTATTTGACTTCCCTCAAACAATTGCCAGTGCGTGATATAAACAACCTTATAATGGATTACTTCAACACCGATAAATTTGAGTATTCCGCAAGAACGATAGAGGAAATAGCAAGCAGCGAGTATTCTAATGCTTCTGATTGATTCAAATAACCTTGCTCACATGGCGAAATACAGCGGCAGAGGTTTGGATAACGGCGTGGTATATGTTTTCCTGATAGGACTACTGACTCTTTGCCGGTTGTATCAAACCACGGATGTTGTGTTTGCTTGGGACAGTCGAAAATCTCTGCGCCGAAAGTTGTATGATCCGATGTATAAAAAGACCCGTATAGACGCAAGGGCGGCTAAAGACCAGGCAGAGCAAGAATACGATAAGGAGGCGTTCGCTCAATTTAACGAGCTCCGACGTTTTGTATTGCCTGATATGGGATTCAGAAATATCTTTCAATTCACCGGATACGAGGCGGATGACATACTCGTTGGATTGTGTAGGGACAACCCAGATATTAATAAGATCGTGGTAAGCAGTGATCATGATCTGTTTCAAGTGTTGGCGTATTCTCGTACCGTAATCTATAATCCAAGATCGAAGAAAGAAATTAATGCTCAAGAGTTCACGGAACAGAAAGGAATAGACCCTGCTGACTGGCCTATTGTCTTGGCCATTGCCGGCGACCCTGGCGACGGCGTGGTTGGCATTAAAGGAATAGGTGAAAAGTATGCTATTAGATATTTGCGGAATGAATTATCCTCGTCTTCCAAGCGTTACAAATTGATCACGGAAAATTGGGATACGGTAGAGAAGAATATTCCTCTTGTGAAATTGCCTCTTGAAACATGGGATAAGCGAATTGCCTTGAATGAAAATGATATTACCGAGGAACGATTAAGAGCCGTGTTTTCAAAGTATAAATTTAACTCATTCTTGCATGGGAAGTACCGTCAAGGATGGGAAACGTTGTGTGTTTTGTAAGGAAGAAGCCAAGGGGCCAAAGAAACCCAGGCTCCCCAAGCGAGCCAATGTTTTGAAGAAACCCACGACGCTCAAGCGAGCCAGTGAAGGGAAGAAACCCATGGTTGAGAAGCGAGCCAACCCACACGAGAAGCCCAAGGAGCACGAAGTGAGCCAATAATGCGAAGAAACCCAAAGGCAGAAAGCGAGCCAGGTTTTCCAAGAAACCCAATAAGGATAAGCGAGCCAGTTATGAAAGAAAAGAAACCCAAAAGCTGAAAGCGCGCCATCGAGCTCAAGAAACCCATGATGACAAAGCGAGCCAAGGTCAATAAGAAACCCAGCGTAACTAAGCGTATCGGCCCTGAAACCTAGAAACCTTTAACCCCAAACAGAAAGGAGTCTTAAAATGGCGAAAGAAGAACTGAAAAAGAAAATCCTGAAAACCCAGAACGGACTATGCGTTTTGACAGGAGAACCGCTCCCTGAAGATTTATCCCTGTTGGATACTGATCGGGAACAACAGAAAGCCGAGGGCGGCATCTATACAGAGGATAATACCAGGGTGGTAACTCCAGTGGCGCATATGGCAAGACACGGCAACCTGCGATTACGAGACAAAACATTAGACAAACTGAAAGCTCTTGTAGATGACCGTGAGCAAACAATGAAGTTATACAACAAGATAAATAACCAATTGCTTGCTTACCAAAGACGAACCGACAACCTTAATAATTCCACAATTGCTTTTCTTACTGACCATCTTGAATCGGTGGAAAAAGCATTGAAAGAAGTGACAAAAAAGGTTGAGAAGGAAGTGAAAAATCTTGCTAAAGTTAACCCTTTTGTGGCTACCATTCGGGCCGTCTCGGGTATAGGCGACATAACCGTAGCCTACTGTTTGGTCTATATTATTCTTGAAAAGGCTCCGCATGTATCGAGTTTATGGAAGTACGCGGGCCTTCACGCACCTTCGCATAAACGGTATCCGAAAAAAGGAGAAAGTACGAAGGGCGGAGGCGGAAATAAAGCCCTGAGAACGGCGTTGTGGAATATGGCTAATTCGCAAGAGAAAAACATGAAAGGGGCTTACCGTCCAATATATGATCAGGTAAAAGCAAGGCTGGCGCAAAGTGATAAAATTGTTGAAACCAGAAATACTCAAGGTGTGCTTGTAAAAGTCCCGTGGAAAGAGGCGAAACCGTGTCACAGGCAAGGCGCGGCAAAGCGGGCGGTTATGAAGCATTTCCTTGCCGATTACTGGTACGTTGGAAGGACGCTGGCGGGGTTGCCTACAAATCCCCCCTATGCCGAGGCCATACTCGGGAAGGAAGGGCACCGAACAGTCGATCCGAGAGCAAGAGGATGGGTATTCTGAATGTGAGTAACGCTTTAAGTAAGATAAAAAAGGAATCCATAATAAATGAAAAGCGAGCCACGATCCGTAAGAAACCCATGGAGGGCAAGCGAGCCACGATCTCGAAGAAACCCAGAGGACAAAAGCGAGCCAATAAACCGAAGAAACCCAACGAGAGGTAGCGAGCCAAAATTAAAAAGAAACCCAATGCGCTCAAGCGAACCAATAGCCAATAGAGAGAAAAACCAAATACCCAGGAGGAATTAAAAGATGAAACGTTTTATAGTATCCGTAATGATTGGTCTATTTGCTACAGGTATTTTTTACATTCCGGCACAGGCGCAAGAAACCATTGATGAAAATAGTTTTGAATATCGTTTATCCATTTGCGCCAAATTTGAAAAGTTTGCCCGAACGATTATGCGATGTAGACAGAAGGGAGGTTCTTTAACGGAAATGCTTAAAATAGTTGATAAGGCGAATATGTCTGACAAAGGAAAAGACGTGTGTAGAATAATTATCCTGATGGCTTTTGAAGAGCCGCGATACATGACAAAAGAAGTGCAACGACGAGCGGAAATACAATTCGGAAACAGGGTCAGTCGTGAATGTCTAAGCGGTTATTTCGATAAATGATTAGAAATAAAGAAGACATTGAAACAGAAGGCTACTATTGGTTTAGATGGGTATCGCCTGATCGGGGGCCGTGTAATTCAACAGTAGCCAAGATAATTGATTTGGGCACACAAAAGAAAGTGTTAATATTTGATGATGAAGGAATAGAGGCATGGAATTTAGAGAAAATGAGATACCCCCATCAGTTTATTGGTCCTATCTTAAATCCCTTTATAGAAGAAAATAAAGAGCAAATGGACTTAATGACTCAATACCTAAAAGACCCGAAATACCGGCGTAGGTACAAGTGGAAAAGGCATTGGCCTCGTTGCATAAAAAAAGGGGGAAAGAACAATGTTATCAAAACTAGCACGAATTTCTGCCATTTTCTCTTGAGCATAAATTTTCTGAGGAGTGTTATACATATTTAATTAAGGGGATAAAACGATGTACAAATTAACTCAATTAGATGGAACAGATTTTTATTCAGGTACGATTAATTATGCTGAAAATATAGGTAAAATCATTCGTGTTAAAGATTATGATGGCCCGGAATTTGGAGTATGTGGCAAGGGTATTCATGCAAGTCGTAATCCTAACGATTGCTTTATTGAAGCGAAAATACCCTGTCGGGCATTTAGAGTACAGGGGATACAACGTATTGTGGGGAATAAAAAGAAGTCCCAGTATCAAGCAGTAAAAGTATTGGAGGAAATAACTGATTTGGATAAACTATTTGGCTGGAAGTACTCGGAAGCCATTAATCCTATACATCCCTTTATGATAAAGTCTCCAAAAATAACAGATGAGCATATTAAGTTATTGGAGAAGTGGACTTCGGTCTGGGATTGGTCTATGTATTCTGTCGTGGCTTCGGTCAGGGATTTGGTCAGGAATTTGGTCGTGGCTTCGGTCAGGGCTTCGGTTGGCGGGAATTCGATTGTGGTTTCAGTCAGGGCTTCGGCCAGGGATTTAGTTAGGGCTTCGATCTGGAATACGGTCTGGGCTTATGTAGGTTCTATATTTCCGAATATTAAAAAATGGAAATATGTAAAACATAAACTTGGTGAATATCCTTTTCAACCCGCAGTGGACTTATGGAAGCAGGGATTTGTACCGTCATTTGATGGCAAGACATGGAGATTGCATGCGTGCAAAAAGTCAAAAGTTTTATGGGAAGGGGAAATTTAATTTTTTACCAATGTTTGTTATGAAGAAATTAAATTTTGTAAGGCTTGTAGATACACCATTGAAATCAGAATACTTGCAGTTGAGATTGAGGATATCATAATTCTAACAAGCAAAACCGACAGCGACGACTCAGCCCTGCCATAAGGAGTATAATAGATGAAAAAAGAAACACTCGAACAAATTAAAAAAGAACTACAGGAAGAATGTCAATACGATCCTAACGAACCGATTGATTATATTCGCTCGGTAGTAGAAGATCAAGAATGTGAATGTAAAATCACAAATAGTGATATTGTAATTTGCCCCTGGTGTCAAATTAAGGCGGCTTTGCAAGCTATAGATAGAAAGGAAGGTGATTGAAAATGAAGGAGCCGTGGGAAATGACGAAAAAGGATTTTGAGCTTGACTGGTATGAATATTTTGAGAGGTTTGCGGAGCGTGATCCCAACTTGAGTAAAGTCTTACGTGATCATAAAGAGACGGCGCAGGACTATGCTCAAGAGAAATTAGAAAACCTTCGTAAAAACAGAGAGCATGAAAAGCTGGTTAGACAGGCCATAAATGAGGGCAAGGCTGTGCCGGATGAGGTATTGATAGATTATCCTGATTTAAGGGGATAAGACAGAATGCCAAGAAAAGGAGAATATGGTGGATGATATCCCTTAAATATTAATCTTGTTGAAACATGGAAGGAAGAAGCGTGCTCCGTATTTCTCTTGAACACAAATTCTCAGAGTAAGAGCAAGTTGCGCCACATAAGGAGTAAAAATGGACTTAATGACTCAATACCTGAAAGACCCGAAATACCGTCGCAGGTACAAGTGGGAAAGGTTCAAACTGCGCTGGTCAGAAAGATGGTGGTGCTTGAAACTGAAAATTCGGGCACTCCTACAGAGACAAAGGTAATCGGTAATGCAAATCACCGCTACAACAAAAGACGCATACTATTTGCTTCATGAAGGGTCGCTGGCGTTCGCACGCGCCGAGCAGGTAGGACTTAGGATTGACGTTGAGTACTGTGAAAGACAAAAAGTAATCCTCGACAAAAAAATCAATCGATTGAAAACCAAATTTGAGGAAACGAAATTCGGCCAAAGGTGGAAGCAGATATACGGAGCAAAATTCAATCTGAACTCCAACCCGCAGTTGTCCTATTGCCTGTATAAAGTTTTGAAAATAGAGCCTGTCAAACTGACCGATACCGGCATGGGTTCGACTGATGAAGAGGCGTTGTCATCCCTTGAAATGCCCGAATTAGACTTGCTCCTGCAAATTCGTAAACTGATAAAAGTCAAAGACACCTATTTGGACTCTCTTATCAGGGAGCAAGTGCGGGGAGTGATTCATCCTTTTTTCAATCTACATACAGTGCGGACTTACCGTTCAAGTTCTGACAGACCTAATTTTCAGAACATCCCGAAAAGGGATAAGGAGTCCCAAAAGATTGTTCGCGGAGCGATCTATCCCCGCCCTGGCCATCAGTTATTGGAAGTTGACTACTCAGGGATAGAGGTCAGGATAGCCGGTGTCTATACGCAGGATGAAAAGTTGATTTACGATACAGTTCATGGGGACATGCACACAGATATGGCTATTGAATTGTACATGCTTGATTCCCTGAACAAACATCATTCAGGAGAAGCCCAGTTGCGGCAAGGGGCGAAAAACGGTTTTGTTTTCCCTCAATTCTACGGCGATTATTACGGTAATTGTGTTCCTAACCTTCTTAAATGGGCGAAGGACGCTACTCTTGAGGACGGCACGCCTGCCTTAGTCCATCTGAACGATAAAGGATTGGTGAAACTGACCAAAACAGGGAAACTTAGAAACTCGGATAAATTCATGGATCATGTAAAACAAGTTGAAGATCAATTTTGGAATGATCGTTATAGAAAATACACTGAGTGGAAAGAAAAGACTTGGAGAAGGTACCAAAAGACAGGATACATCGAATTCCTTAGCGGATTTCGTTGTTCGGGAGTCATGCGTAAAAATGAGGTGCTGAACACTCCTATTCAGGGAACGGCCTTTCACTGTCTTTTATGGTCATTTATCCAAGTTGACAAACTTTCCCGGAAAGAGAAGTGGGATACTAAATTAATTGGGCAAATTCATGACTCAATGCTCTTGGATGTAAATCCAAAAGAACTGAATATGGTGGCTAAGAAGGTGCAAGACATTAGTTGCAACGAATTATCTAAGGCATGGCCCTGGCTAAACGTACCCCTTGAAGTAGAAGCTGAGATTTGTCCCGTGGATAGACCGTGGGCGGACAAGACAGACTGGGAAATCCCAAACAATTTTTGATTTTTTTCATTTTTTTCGCCACGAAATGAAAAAAAATTATATAATATATGTAGAGGCACGATAGAATGAGTTTATACCTGAAATACAGACCTAAGTCACTGGATGAAATATACGGTAATTCCGATCTGGTAAGGACTTTATCCAATATTCTGTCCGATGTTGAAACTTGTCCTCAAGTCTTTATGCTTCACGGTCCTACCGGTTGTGGAAAAACAACTATCGCCAGAATCATAGCCAACAGATTGGAATGCAAAGGAATGGACTTGCGGGAAGTGGACGTTGCCGACTACAGGGGGATTGATTCAATTCGGGAAATCAGAAAGCAGGCGCAGTTCCGTCCTCTTGAAGGCAAGTGCAAAGTTTGGATTCTTGATGAGTGCCACCGGCTAACGCCGGACGCTCAATCCGCCTTGCTGAAAATACTTGAGGATACTCCTAAAGATGTCTATTTCATTCTTTGCACAACCGACCCTCAAAAAGTATTGCCTACAATACGCGGACGGTGCAGTCAATTTCAGGTCAAGCAATTGTCACCCGATGATATGTTCGCTTTGTTAAGATCAATAGTCAAGGCGGAAGGAGAGCGACTGCCAAAAACAGTATACGATCAGATTATTCAGGACAGTTTAGGGCATCCGAGAAACGCCATACAAACGCTTGAACAAGTGCTGCAAGCGGAGCCGGATGACAGATTAAAGGTAGCCAAGAGAGCGGCGGAGGAACAATCCCAATCTATTGAGCTTTGCCGAGCATTGTTAAAGGGCGCAGGATGGAAAGAGATCACAAATATCTTGTCCGGTCTACAAGAACAGGACCCTGAAGGAATTCGCCGCCACGTCCTCGCTTACTGCAACAGCATTCTACTGAAGGGAAGAAATGATCAGGCGGCGCGGGTAATGGAGGAATTCATTGAACCTTTTTGGAATGCAGGCAAACCGGGATTGACTCTTGCTTGCTATTCCGTGATTTTTGGAGGGTAAATAATCGTGAATTATGAAAGAGACATAAAAATTGATGAATTGGCATTGGATGTGGAATGGTTGGAACAGCCACGCTTAATGTTAAAGTACAGCAGACATGCGGTGGAGACGAGAAAGACGTTGGACAAGGCAAAGTTGAATTTGGATGTTGCGCGGGCGCGGTTGGACAAGAAAATCCGCGCAAACCCGGGAGAATACGGCCTGGCCAAAGTAGTGGAGGCTGCGGTGCAAAACGCCATCTTGGACGCACCTGAATATCTTGAAGCGCATGAAGAATATCTAAACGCCAAATACGAGGCGGAGATGGCTAAGGTGGTTGTCCAATCCATTGAACAAAGAAAAGAAGCCCTTGAAAATCTGGTGCGCTTACATGGCCTTCAGTACTTTGCAGGGCCAAAAGTGCCCCGCGACCTGTCCAAGGAAGTACAACAGCAACATCAACAAAAACAGGTAGACGGCAGGGTGGCGTCGGCCATGAGGCGTAGAAAGAGGAGTGCCGACGAATGAGATGGGAAGTAATACTTATATGTATTATATGCGGTGCCATATTTCTATTCCCTTGTTTTATTTACTTAATCAGCAAAGCGCAAATGTTGGGATGGTTAACCGGATTAAATCAATTTTTTGAACAGGAGGTAAAAAAACATGGCAAGAAAAAGCCGGAAAACAAGTAGATTTGCAGGCAAGGTCAAGGCTAACGCTAAAAAACAGCGTCAAGCCCAAACTCAGTATGGATACCTGAACCTGCCTCGTGAAATTAGTGTGTTCAACCCTGAGCCTGGCTCACGGGTAAAGCTGGACTTTTTGCCCTACAAGGTGACGGACGCAAGGCACCCTGATCGTGATAACGAGTTGGGAGTGGCCATTCCCGGAGAGCTTTGGTACAAGCGGCCTTTCAAGGTTCACCGAAACATAGGCGCGGGCAATGAAACAGTGGTTTGTCCTTCATCCGTGGGCAAAAAATGTCCTATTTGTGAATACCGCGGCAAAAGAATGAAAGAAGGCGCGGATAAAGAGGAACTGGACGCGTTAAAACTCTCGTATCGCAACTTGTACGTGGTGGTTCCTAAAAATTCCAAGAAGCATGATGAGGAACCCCATATTTTCGACATCAGTCAATTCCTCTTCCAAAATTTGCTTACGGATGAACTGGACGAGGACGAACGGTATGAAACATTCCCTGATCTTGAAGAGGGATGGACTTTGCGCGTTCGATTTGATAGCCGAACAATCGGGAGCGGGAGACCGTTCGCCGACGCTTCCCGGATAGACTTTGAGGAAAGAGACGCGCCCTATGATGAAAGCATACTGAAGAAAGTGCCTAACCTGGATGAAGTGTTGAATGTTTTATCGTACACGGAGCTTGAACGGAAGTTTATGGAATTGGAAGATGAACCGGAACCGGACGAAGAAATTGTAGAAGATGAAGAAATAGTGGAGGATGAAGAAATTGTGGAAGATGATGTTATAGAAGAGGAAGAAGAACCAAACGAGGATGACACCTGCATTGCGTGCGAGGGAACAGGGAAGAACTCCAAAGGCAAAACATGCCGAATTTGCAGAGGAACCGGAAAGAAGAGAGAAACCGAAAAAGAGGATAATCGTTGTCCTTACGGGCATACCTTTGGCAAGGACTGCGAAGAGTACAGGGAATGCGCGCAGAAATGCGAAGTATGGGATGATTGCATAGACGAGAAAGAGAGATTTCAAGATGAGTGATTCTAATCCATTCTACTCAAAAATTGATAAACTGGCCGGGGGATATATCCCTCGGTCTATGGCAGAGCGTTTGGCTTTGGTGGCAGTATATAAGAACACAACCAGAACCGATCTCATAAAGAAAGCGGTTGAGTCTATTTTGTCTGATCAACCAGATAATAATGAATTAATACAGAAGATAGCTCAAATGGCTTTGGATAGTAGAAATGGAGAAGAGGATTGGGATGCATTTTTAAACAGCGTTATCAATAATCTTACTAAACGCAGACTACCTCTTACCTTTATTAACTCAATTTTAGATGAAGTTGAAAGGCGGCAAAGGATAAATGAATATTAATATAGTATACAGGGAGGAACCGCACGAGGTCAAAAAACTTATGACTGCGGCTCTGCGGCCAGTTCCATGGCCGGGGGACAGAGGGGGTTATTGTGGTGATGACACGTTGTAACGCACATTGGAATGAAAAGGAATGAAAAGGGAATGAAAAGAACTAAACGAACATCCAAATCCTTAGCGTCCAAAGTAGAAAACTACCTCAATGGCCCTTCAAACCAACAAAGCAAGGAGTTTGACGGGGATACTAAACTCATGGTGAGCACAGGCTCCACCTTGCTTGATCTGGCTATCTCAGGCGGACGCTGTAAATATGGGGGAATTCCGGCAGGCATACTTGTAGAAATATTCGGGCCGAGCGGATGCGGAAAGACCACGCTGCTATGTGAAATCGCCGGAGACGTGCAACGGAAAGGCGGTCAGGTAATGTTCCATGATCCTGAAGCCAGGCTGAATAAAGAGTTCGCAAAAATCTTTGATCTTGATACTACTAATATGGAATATGTGGTAGTCAATACCGTGCCTGAAGTTTTCTCGTCTGTGAGGGAGTGGGACGTGGAAAATCCAAAACGGGTGAACGGCATTTTCGCGGACTCTTTAGCCGCCCTATCCACTGACATGGAGATGTCCAAGGAGACAGGCGATAAAATGGGCATGAGACGCGCCAAGGAGTTCAGCGAAGAGCTAAGAAAGACTTGCCGGATTTTAGCTCAGAACAATTATCTAATGGTTTGCTCTAATCAGATTAGACAGAACATTGACGCAGGTCCTTACGGTCAGCGTTACGTGAGTCCTGGCGGGGAAGCGATAGGATTTTATTCAAGTCTCCGTCTGCGGTGTTTTTCTCCACAGAAGGTCAAAGTCAAAAAGGTGGTCAATGGAAAAGAATATTCAAGGGTGATAGGTGTGGATACGCAGATCGAGGTTTTCAAGTCGTCTATATGGAAACCTTATCATATAGCACCTGTTACGATTATTTTTGATTACGGGATTGATGACATCCGGCAAAATCTGCAATTTATAAAGGCGCATCAAAAAAGCACTACCTATATCTTACGGGATGAAAAATTAGGAAAGTCGCTGGAGCAGGCGATTCAGACAGTTGAGAAAGAAAAACTTGAGACGGATTTAAAGGATGAGGTAGTAAGGTTATGGCAGGAGATAGAATCCAAGTTCCAAAGTGACCGCAAGCCTAAGAAACGTTCTTGAAAAAGGAGAAAATTACTATGGACACTGCACTATCTGAAAAACTTGAAAGGATAGAAAAACTATTACTCCAACAAGCGCAAGAGAGGGAAAAGAAGGGAGAGAAAGCAAAAAAGGCATTCGAAGAAATTGTAGTCTGTATGGTAGGCATACTCAAGATAGCCCTTGTCATTATGGGACTTGCTTTAATGGCGGGGGTTCTCTATGCTTTCTTAGATATGTTGAACGTATAGTCAAGGAAGATAAACCAAATGGCCAAAGGAAGTCAAAACGAGAGAGATAAATGCCGTGAATGGTCTTTATGGTGGAGCAATGGGCTTGGCATCAAACCACCGAGGGATGATATTTTTTGGCGATCTGCGGGAAGCGGAGCCCGAGCCAGACTAAGACGTAATATCGGGCATACCGTGCACCAGGGATACGGAGATATGATTGCGGAGGATTCAATCGGCCAGCCGCTCATAGATGCATGCACTTTTGAATTTAAAAAAGGATATCGCGATCTCTCATTGCTTTCTTGCATAGACAGCAAACAGAAAACGCCGAGGCTTGTGTCGTTTCTGAAGCAAATAGAAGCGGACGCTGAAGAGAAGGGAAATCATCCTGTATTGGTTTTTCAAAGGGACTACCGAGATGCGGTTATTTGTATAACCACTGTACTGTACAACCTAATTGTACAGTGGAATGAAATAAACACGGCAAAGATAAGGTTCACCTACCCAGGCTTACAACACAAATTCATTATGATGAGGCTTATAGACTTCTTTCATTCGGTAAATCCTAATTTTTTCATTCATTACGCAAACAATAAAACAGATTACATTGCAGGTGACTATGACTAAAGACATGATTAAAGAATTGCATATTCAAAATTTTCAGTCCCACAAACAGACTGATTTGACGCTTGCTCCTGGGATCAATGCTTTCCTCGGTTCCTCGGATACAGGCAAGTCTGCTATTTTACGAGCCCTTCGTTGGTTAATTTGGAATCGCCCGCAAGGGGACGCCTTCCGTTCAACCTGGGGAGGTGATACTTCTGTTTCTTTAGTAGTCTCCTCTGATGATCAGGACTTTTCAATTACCCGTGCCAAAAGCAAGTCAGACAATATATACACCTTGAATGACCTTGAGTTTCGGGCATTCGGAACGGAAGTGCCAGAGGAAATTACGAATGTATTGAATATTAACGGGATAAATTTTCAACAGCAATTGGAGAGACCCTTTCTTCTTGACAGCAGTCCCGGTGAAGTGGCTTCACATTTCAATCGTGTGGCCCATCTTGACACAATCGATTTCGCAATAAGCAATATTCAAAGATGGATAAGGGAAACAGAACGGAATATTTCCACTGTTCAAGATCGTAAAACCGATCTGGAAGAAAGCCTTGAACAATACATCCACCTTGATGAAGTGGAAAAAGATATACAAGTAGCCGAGGCTTTAGAAAGACACCTCTCAAGTTTGACGCAAAGAAAAGTTAATATATCACGGATTCTTCACGAGATTCAAGAGGCGGAAGAAAGAAAAAAGACGTACTCCCGTTGGACAAAACTGGAAAAGCCTGTAGCCCGATTGATAAAGTTGAATCATGATCATAATGAATTATCCGATATCTTAGACAAGCTAAAGGACGTAAATGATGATATCTCCCTTTTCTCCGATGTTCTTGAACTTGAAGATGAAGTCAACATCATTTTGGAGTCAATCTCCAGATTGAAAGTCCTTACTCGACGGTTTGATCAATTAGAGTCTCTCATAAGGTCTGCTGTAAAAACAGATCGACAATACTCCCAAACCCAGGCGTTATTGAATGATTATGAATTGCAATTTGAAAGCGCAATGCCTGATCAATGCCCTTTGTGCGGACAGACAATTCCTAAACAATCATAAAATGTAGGCACTTCACAATATCTGTTTACATTTACTGTTTTCAAAGGAGCAAAGATGAAAAGAACCAGACAAACGGTAGGGCCAGACGCAATACTAACTGCTGATTGGCATTTAAGGGAAACCACTCCCATTTGCCGTACTGATGATTTTTGGAGAGCGCAATGGGACAAGGTGGAGGAAGTTACTAGACTACAGATCAAATATAACTGCCCTGTAATCCACGCCGGTGACCTGTTTGATCATTGGAAGCCTTCTCCATACTTGCTATCGCAAGCATTCTTGAAATTGCCAAATCGGTTTTGGACTATCTATGGCAATCATGACCTGCCTCAGCATAACCTTGATTTATCAGTTAAGAGTGGAGTATACACTTTGGTATCCGGCTTCAGAATTAATCTCCTGGCCTCCGCTCATTGGAATATAGATAACTTACGGGAAGATTTACAAGCGCACACTATTCACCTGAAAAAGAGTGAGTTATTGGTCTGGCATATTATGACATACCACGGGGAACCTCCTTGGCCTGGATGCACCGACTTCTCGGCAAAACAGATTTTAGAGATGTTCCCTCAATTTGACTTAATACTTACGGGGCACAATCACAAGTCCTTTATAGTCGAGCATGAAGGAAGATGGTTGGTTAATCCAGGGGCATTAACAAGGCAAACGGTGGATCAGATAGATCACCGACCTTGCGTGTATTTATGGTATGGGGAATCCCGTGAGGTGAAGCCCTATTATCTGCCTTGTAAAAAAGATGTAATTTCAAAAGAACATCTGACTTATGCAAAAGCAAAAGATGAACGGATAGAAGCATTCATTAACCGCTTGAATCAAGACCATCTGACCTCTATTAGTTTTGAGCGTAACTTGGAAATATTTGAAAAACAAAATCGAGTGCGAAAGTCCGTCATGGACTTAGTATGGAAGGCGGTACAGGGTGACGAGTTGTAGAAAAAACCTATGCTGAGTCAGGGTTTTCCGGTCAAATTTAGGAGTTTTTAAGTTAAGGGTACTTTTGTGGTTATAGGGAGGAGTGAAAAGTGAAAGAAAAAGAGCTTTTAGAACTGAAGGAAAAAATTGAACACGCCAAGTCTGAAATCGCCGAACTTACCGGACGGAGGAATTACCTCCTACAGGAGTTGAACGACAAATGGGATTGTTCTGATATTACAGAGGCGAAACAGAAGTTGAAACAGATGGAAGCCGAAATAGATACTTTGGAAGAGGACATAAGACATAAGGTCAAACTAATCGAGGAAAAACTATGAACACCATTCAGCGACTCCGTCTTGAGCTTGAACAGAAAAAAGGCAAAAGAGCCCAGATTCAAAGCGATCTGGAAACCTGCGCCTCTGAATTAAAGGAACTGAAAAGATACTTGCGCCGATGCGAACGGGCAAGAGAGATTATCCGTCAAGTAGGATTGAGGACCCAACAACAGCTTGAATTTCACATCTCCGATATAGTGACTATGGCTTTGGAGGCAGTATTTCCCGATCCCTATTTGTTCAAAGCTGAGTTTATCCAGAGAAGAAACAAAACGGAATGCGACTTGTGGTTTGTACGAGATGAAGATAAAGTTGATCCCATTTCCTCCACTGGGGGAGGTGTAATAGACATAGCCAGTTTTGCGTTGCGTATAGCGTCCTGGTCTATTCAACACCCAAGGTCACGGGCTGTTCTGTTTTTAGATGAGCCTTTTAAACATTTGTCCATAGAATTATTGCCAAAGGCTGCCCAAGTAATGAAACAATTATCCGAGCAACTCAATCTCCAAGTTATCATGGTAACCCATTCAGAGGAACTTGCAGAAGCTGCAGATAAAACTTTTCTTACTTCCATTGCAAAAGGAGAATCCACTGTTAAAGAAGTAGACACATAAGAAATAAGGAGACTATCACAAATGAATCATGGAAACTTAGGCTTATTGAATTATATACCTACGAAAAATATAAAAAGAGATTTGTTACAGGCTATCGATAAAGCTATTGAAATAGCCCCAGATGAAGAAGGCTGGTATCCTCTTTATCAAAAAGCCCCTAAATATGGAGGATTCAACCAGGAAGCGGAGATCGAAGAATATACAGAAAGAGTAAGGGAGCACGAAACGGTTCAGTTTCAAGCCTGCGGTACCACCTACACTATTATTAATACCAAACCGCGCTTGAAAAATTTTAGGGAGCGGATACAAAGAGATTTTCCCGACAAACCTTTGAATCATCCTGCGGTGCTACCTACAATGAGGCCCAGCGCGCCTTCTCGTAGTAACCGTATACGAGGGCCTGTTTCATATTATAACCCTTTCAAGGCAAGAACCAATAATATCAAACCCAAACCGGAACCAGATGAAATTGTTATAATAGATAAAGAAAAAAGATGGTTGTCAAATGGTTCATACATAGTACTTCTGAAGGACATCTCCTCGATAAAGAATAGGGAAGTTGTAGAGCGATCTATTGAGAGCATCTGGCCTAAATCTGATGAAACTATTGCTCCTTGTATTCACTTGGCCGAATTTTTCTTAGGTTCCGCTGATCTGACTGATAATTTCCATCATTTTCCTGTAAAGGTGCACGCTGTATCTTCTCCGTCGAATCATGAAATCTACCAAGCACGTTATTTTGATCGCATCCTTACCCTTTGGCCTAAAGCTCAAATTTTCATGCTTGAAGAACGTGAACGGTCGCATGGCCCTGCATTTTTTAAATTTGAGAATAATTTTGTAGGAGCGGTAATGCCTCTTCAAGTGGGTGAAAATACCTGGGAATTTGTCAGGGCTAATTTTAAAGAGCAATGAAGGAGATATCATAGCATGAAAGAAGTCACCATAGAAATTACACAGTTTTGTCCGAATGAATGTGATTATTGCTCATCAAATGCCAACATAGATGGAGAGCATTTGAGCATCAGTGTTATTAGGAAATTTATAGAATCGCTATCTTCCCCACCTGATATTATAAACATCTCTGGAGGCGAACCCTTGGCGCATCCCAACTTCTATGAGATTTTGCTCTTAGCCAAGCAGTATGCACCTGAGGTTTGGGTCTACACAAACGCTTTAACGCATATTCGCTTCAATTCAGATATTTTGCCTGACGGAATCACGTGCCATGCTAACGTTATCCTCAAGCCAGGTTCCCGTATTCCTAAAGCGGATGGAGTGCATTTTCTAAGGTTAATCAATCAGGGACGAGCAAAACATCTACCTGAAATGAAATACAAAGTATCGGGAGAAGATTGTAAGAATTGTGATCATGTCGTTTTGCAGGCAGACGGCAAGGTTGTATTAGCTCCATGCCGAAAGGAATATTGAAAGAGGTGTCTTATGAGTTATATTGAAAATCTTAAGAGTAAGGGTAGTGGTGTTGTCTGCTGTACTCTACAAACAAATAGATGCCCGGATAATTGTGAAGATTGTTACTTTCAGTCAGACCGGTCGCATCTTGAACCGTTGGAAGGATACCATCTTAGCGCGTCTCCGCAAGTTCCTACTAATGTCCGAGTCGTACGGGTTAACGTTGGAAATGATGATGGTATACAGCAGGATAAAGTGATAAGTCAGCAAGATGAAGTAATCCGACTGACAAATCAACATTCCATGAGATTCTTTGATACTTCAATTCCATACAATCTTGAGAGGTTTCCCGCACCCGTAGTGCTCACCATAAATCCAGGCAAAATGACGGATGAAAAATTCTATGAAGTATGATCTCATAATTTAATGTTTGTCAGGTTTCGAACTAATACTTGGAATCTATCTCTTGCCGAAGCCGCCATTCAATACTATGCAAAACGAGAAGTGCCAATAGTGCTTACTTTCATGGCATATTTTCATCAAATCATACCACCAGAGCATAGGAAGAATTATGTCCTTCGAAAAAGAACTTTGGATTTTTGCTGGGCTATTACCACCGAGGCGTGGCGATCCATTATGGATTCCTATCGAAACACCCCATACGAGAAATGGGTTTATTCTTGCGGCAGAATTGAAGGGGAATTGGGAACCACTGCCTGCCGACATTGCGGAAATTGTCTTAGAGAATATTTTGCAACGATGGAAAGACTGCAAAGAGGAATGGATGCGCGATATTTGGGATTTGATGAACACCTACGAATAGATTGGATGTTGGAGTGGATAAAACGCATGACAGAAAAATACGGAGCGACTGTTTATGCGAAAGATGGTAGTGCATTAGATTGGGGTCAAGCTTTACACCGGGAATGTTATGGTAAAGACTGGCAGCACAGAACACCATCTACACCTACGTGGAGGGCTATAGAATGTGCTAAAGCATGGGAATCAGGTAAGTTGCCCGATTGGTTACGATTAGTATAAGAGGAGCCTACCATGAAAGAATTTCCTATCATATTTTCAGCTTCAATGATCACCACCACCTTGGACGGCAGGAAAACTACGACCGCGTGCGGACATAAAGTATACTTAAATGAGCAAGGAGATAGAAATGCTTTATTCCTATGATACTATTACTTCTACATGGAAACAAAAAGAAAGCTTAGGTGCCATTAAATACGTTAATCCGCGTAATCCAGAAATTTACATTCGCGTCAATAAGAAGGCTGAAATCGGTAAAACCGTACAATTTTCATCGAGAGTAGTTATCCATAAAGCTACCATAGGAGATTTTTGCATAATTGATGGTAAGGTTACTATAAATGATGATGTAGTGATAGGAGATCGTGTCCAAATAGGGGTGTACGCATATTTATGGGAAGGTGTGCAGATAAAAAAAGGTTCGCGCATACAAGGAAGTGTAGTAATATATCGGAATACTACAGTGAACGAGCGCATAACAATTTTCAAAGGAATGCAAATAGATGAAAATCTAATAGTGATAAAAAATCCCACATTTATAAAAGGTTCTAAACACACAGTATACTGGTTCAATGATACAAAAGTGCGGATAGGTTGTAATACTCTTCATATTGATGAGTGGCTAAAACGCTATAAAGAGTATGGAGAGACTAACCAATATACCGAGGAAGAAATTGAGGAATACTTAAGTTATATTAAGTTATTAAAAGCACAAGGTCCTCCGTATATAAGAAAGGGAGAATAAGATGAAAAGAAGCGTGCTTGAACAATACAAAAAAGAGCTGGAGCAAGAATGTCAATGTAAAGAAAAAGAAGAGACCTGCGTCTTTTGTTATGCTAAGCAAGACATAGAGCAAATATTAAGCATGGCAGATGCGTTAGGCATGGAAGAAGAAATAACAATAAGAAGAAAAAGGGATGCTGATCGAGAAAGAGCCTTACAACGCTGGGATAGGTATTTTTGGGAAACAGCTAAAGTTGTAGCATTAAATAGCAGATGTCTAAGTAGAAGAATGGGATGTCTTTTGGTCAAAGATAATAGAATCTTATGCACAGGTTACAACGGGCCTCCCGCAGGTGTTCCTCATTGTGGAACTGCAAGATTAGAAAAAGATGCCTGGTTGAGAGAAATGGGAGAAGATGTCTTAACAGGAGATAAAGTTGATCGCGTATGCCCAAGAGCATTATTAGGTTATAAATTGGGAGAAAGATTGGATATCTGTATCGGCGCACATGCTGAAAGAAACGCCTTAATTACAGCGGCCAGATATGGCATATCCACTGATGGAGCAAGTTTATATGTAACGGGTGAGGTACCTTGTAAAGATTGTTTAATTGAAATTATCAATGCCGGAATCAAGGAAGTGGTATGTACAAGAATGTCTTTTTATGATGACATGTCTAAATTTTTAGTAGATGAAAGTGGTTTAAAGGTTAGATTATTTGAACTGTAGGGGAGATTAAAGCGTGAAAAAAGATAAGGAGCAGAAAAAGTTTGACGGTATTTATAAAATCACGGAACCCAGCGATTATTTTATAAAACCGCCTACTGTTCAGGATTGGTTGAATTACTCCGTGGGTGAACAAGCGGATCGCTACTATGAGATGGAGGGAAAAACCATTAGAACCTGGTCACGGCAGAATACAGATTTGAATACTCTCAAAACTATAGTTGAAAAAAGCTTGGAGAAGTGCAACATCTATAGCATTACAGCGATTTCGAGCAAAGAGAATGTATTAGATCGCGTAGTAATTAGACTATCAGCTCCCTACACTTTCGGGCCGTGGGAAGATGAATAAAGGAGGTACTTATGGGATATACTACTGATGAAGAAATGGTAAGAGTAGATATTTTCAGAGACAATTTCAAATGGTACACTACAGTAGCTATGTACTGGGATAGATACACTTCAGAGAATCCTATAACGGGTTATGAAAATATATATGATACATTCAAAAGATGCATGTCAGAACAATTCAGGGAAGAATACCAAGGAATGGTAGCCGTATGTCTCAAACCTTATCACAAGCATAGTCATCCACTAATGATTAGAATAGGAGAATAGGACAATGCAAAAAGGAGATATTGCTTGGAAGGTCGTTGAGAAGCATACCAGGTTATGTACCAATTTAGCAATTCATAGGAAGTACGTAGGAAATAGCAAAATATT